ATGCCCCTTAACGACACGAAACTTAAACGTATTGACGGAAAGCCCTATGATGGGCCTGTTGAAATTCCTGATGGTGGTGGATTGTCTGTCAGGATCAGCCCCAAAGGACTTATAACATTCCAGTATCGCTATCGCTTCAATGGAAAGCCTGTACGTCTAAAATTAGGCGTCTACGGAAGCATGTCCATTAAAGAAGCAAGAGATGCGGTGGAGGTTTGCAAGAAGTGGTTGAGTGAAGGCAAGAATCCAGCCGTCTACAGAAAGCTGGACAAGAAAAAGAAAACTGAATCTCCAGATATCGCCACTTTGGTTAATGAATGGCTAGATACACCATCCGCTAAGGATCTGGTCAAATACGAATACTGGAAGAGGATGCTTAAACTTCATGTCACCGATCTGTATGGACAATTGATTGTCGACGACATGGACCCCACGCACTGGGAAAAGATTTTTCTCGCAATTACGAAATCCGGATCTCCTGTACAGGCAGGAAACGTACTGGTGAAAATGAAACAAGTGATAAAGTATGCACTTCGTAGAAAACGGATTACGTCTAATTCGCTAATGCTTCTAGAACTGACTGATGTTGGTAAATTACCAGAAGACGGGGAGCGGTTTCTCAACGATGTTGAAATAGGGAAATTCTGGCTAGCTATCGATAAAACCAGAATGTCATGGCAGAACAAAATGGTAATGCGATTGCTTCTGTTAACTGGATGTCGTGGGGTTGAGTTAAGGCTTGCGAGGAAGGTGGATTTCGATCTTGATGGTAGGATATGGGTTATCCCGAAAGAAAACTCAAAGACCAGAAAGCGGTTTGTGCGTGGCTTGTCTGAGCTATCTGTTGAGTGTCTTAAGCAGGTATTCGAGGTTTATCCAGGCAATTCTATAGTTTTTCCTCCAGCGACACTACAGGAGGACAGGCCGATGGCTGCGGGAACAATTATTTCACTGGCAGAACAGGTAGAAACAATGATGGATTGTCCACACTGGTCTGCACATGATCTTCGGCGTACCTGTAAAACTAAAATGGCTGAATTGGGCGTTGCGCCACATGTTTCTGAAAAAATACTTGGGCATAAACTTACCGGGATGCTGGCAGTCTATGACCAGTATGATTACATCCCGGAGCAGCAGGAGGCAGCAGATAAATGGGCTCAGAAGGTACTTGATTGCGCATCAGCAATCAGCCCCTTATCTTTGCAGAACTGAATGACCTCAACATAACGGAAAAGAGCCCCTCCTTTTGGAGGGTGAAGTTCTGTTACTTCCTTTGGGAATGGGGTGCCTGTTTGCTCCCACTGTTTACGTTTGCGGTAGAATGTGGTTCTGGAGATGCCACCCAGCATCTCCTGTACGCGCTCCCGGTTTATAAGAACCGGTTGAATATTGATTGGTTGCATATTCAACTATCTCCATAAAACAAAACTCGCCGTAGCGAGTTCAGATAAAAGAAATCCCCGCGAGCGCGAGGATTGTTATTGCTGCGGTGATGCCAGCAGTGGAGGCAACATCATCCATAGATACACTTCATCAAGTCCGAATGATGTTCCATCATGCAGGTCTAGCCAGTCGTCAATAACTTGCCGGCTACGTATTCACCATGCTTTGACACTGCTGAAATGTAAGCACCTTGCTCAGGCATCCGCTCACTACAGCTTATCCAACCATCCTGAGTTACTGGAGAGCTTCCAGCGAACTCGGGCATATCTGGACCTTTTCTGATAGCTTTAGCCAGCTCCAGCGGGTCATCGTAAAGCCAGTCGCCTGTAAGTGGGGGTTTGCTTCTGCAAGCTGCGCAGCCCATTCAAGGCCGTCTTTTTGACCTTGCAGATAATACAGCGCCAACTCATCATGATTACTTACAGGTTCGACCCCCTGAAGCATTGCGGCGCGACAGGAATCCATAAATTCCAGCGCTGTCATTAGGTCACGCCTGTTGACCTTGCAAGAATGCTCATCAATGTGGTGCCATTCACTTAGATGGTCAGCCTGATACTGGAAACGCTCAATGATGCCACTGATATCATCCGGCACTACCGGAACTGGCTGGGCGTGACGATAGAGCGGGATATCTCCCACCTCCTGGTTTTGTTTACCCCAAATCAAAGAGGTTTCTCGACCCCTGGCAATATGATGAAGATTTCGTTCGTCGGTGAACACAACGGGGTCGGCACCTTTCTCCGCTTCGAGCGATGCCAGCGCTATACGCGCCAGTTCGCGCAGGTTTTCGCTATACGGTGACGTGTTATCACGACTGATTACGTGGTTCGCCGTATCAATTAAAATCTGTTTTTGCTGTTCTCTGGTAATAGTGGTCATGGGTTATCCCTCAGCCTGCCGTGCTTTCAACTTGGTTAGGGAATGTCAGGCTCTCATTAAAGGCCGCTCCGATACGCATTGCGGCGGGGATAAATTCGCTTTTCCCCTTATCTACTTCATCAAAAATTTCGTCATAGCGCGTCACATCAAATAGCGATACTTCACAATCGCCAGTCGTCGCAAACGCGATCCGATTTGAGGGACACTCCGCCAGTAGCTTATTGAGTTTCTTTACCCAGGCTTTTTCCTGTTTCGTCAAAGTAGCCATCTCATTCCCCCTTAATCTTGATGCCAGCGCGTGTGCTATATGCGGACATGCATTGCGCGAACCCGGATTGATCATCTGTCTGCCCATAGCTGAACCCGGCTTTCAGGCCGTCACGGAATGCGCTATCCTGCAACTTGTCGGCAGTTTCAAGTTTCGCCTCAAGTTCTTGAATACGCTGGCGTAACGCTGTAATTTCCACCTCAGCAGCGTCTGCGTAATGAACGTTTTCATGCTCAAGTGGTGGTAAATCCGGCGTAACGACACCAAACAGTTTTGCAAGCGCCCGGTAGTTCAGTTCGCTGTGATAACGACCTTTGCAGCGGACCAGTTTTTCAGCAGCAGCTACAATCGCGCTTTGTTCTGCTATGCGCTTCTCTGCTTCACGCAGCCTGTCATGCAGGCTATTGCTCTCGCGGCAAAGTCTGGCTTTTATCTCAACGTCTTTAGCAATCTGCTCTTTGGCATCTTCGTATGCCTCAGCAACGACGTCGTACATGAGGGATTGGCGGAAGAATGCCTGCTGGAAAGTTTGTTTGCTCTCCACCTCATCCAGCAGCGCCAACGCGACTTTCGGGTTAAATGCAGCGATGAACGCTGTGTTGTAATGGTCTTGCTTGTCATCAACATCATCACCTTGCTGCACATAAGCCAGGTGCTTGGTATACCCATCTTCATCGGTAAACCAGATATTTTCCCGCTCCATTTCCCACGGCCCACGAGTCGCTTTCTCCGCCACTTCACGTAGCGCCTGTTTATCGATGTTGCTCATTGGGCGACCTCCTGCTTCTCAGCTTTCAGCACCATGCGTGAACCGTCATCAAGCTCCCAGCCGATTTCACCACCTTCCGCCATGACAAGCTGCCACACTAGCTGTGCAGCCTCATTGGTAACATCACGACCACGATCATTACCGACGCGCAGGCGGCCACCTTCCACATCGCACATTTTTGCGAGCATGATGGTTTTTGATAACGGAGAGAATCCGAGTTGAAGTTTTGCTGTATTGCTCATAGTGCGGCTCCTTCTGCTTTCTTCTCGTCAACTCGCCATGCTGTAGCCAGTGCGCAAGTCACCTGCGTAAACGAGTGCTTAACTTTCACCGAGAAAGTTTCCCCGGTAGCTGATACTGTTTCGATGGTGGTCAACTCACCACCGCTTTCGAAGTCAGGGTAGAACTGCGTTACCAGGTTACTTTCGACAATCACCGATCCGTCTGGCGTGTACATTTTAAGTTTCATGACTGCACTCCTTTGCGAAGCTGGGCGGCGATACCTTCGAGAACGCCATCGGCGAATGAGCGATCAAAATCGCCTTCCGGCGCATCAGCCATAAATTCTGTGGAGGTCAGTATCATTCGTGCGATGTCCGCAGCGTTCTTTGCTGTGTCGTCGATAAATCCTGCATCCCATGCGGCCAGCATTCGGTTAGCAACAAAGTGAGCCCCTTCCTTGTGAGCCTGCGCCCGCACCTCAGCCAGAAACTCGTCGGTGGCTGGGGTCTCAGTGAAATCGTCCACCCACGTATCGCCAACGTCCTCGCACTCGCGACGACAATATTCGTTGAATTCGACCTCTGATTTTTTCAGCCCCGCATTCTCCGCCGCCAGCGCCGCGCATTTCTCCTCCAGGTCCGCATAATCACTATGACGCACCATATCAGTACAGAATGATTCTCCTGTTATTGGTGGTGATAACTGGTCACTGACAATCGTGTATATTTTCACTTCTTTCATTTCTTCCAACTCCGCAACATTGCATTCAGATATTTGTTTTCATTAACAGAACCGAAACTATTTCGCTTAAGCATTTCTTCGCGTGGAATATCGTTTATGGGTTTGAAGCGGTGTCGAATAATCATTTCCGATGGAAGGATGCCGGGGTCGTAGGAAAAACCTCTCATGATGAATTCCTCAGTTATTGCTGATAGCGCCGTAACGCGAACGGTAATTTTTAAGGCGCGGGTCTATTTCAATGAATTGGGTGTAAGTGGCTTTGCGGAATGGTCGGATTGCTGTTCCGTTTATTCGGTCTTTTTCCTGTTTTTCTGCGAGTTGTATATCGCGTCGGTACTTCCGTTCTGCTTTTGTTTCCGGTGGCAGAGCAAGAAACGCGTCGAGATTGTTTTTGATATTTTCCAGCACCTCCGACTTGGAGCTACCGGAGCAGTTGCGCGGGTCATCCGCACCATATAGAGGTGCAGGCATAATTTACTCCGGGGTAGGTTATCCGAATAATGTGGTACGTATAGGGTTATTTCTTTCGTAAACGTGATAGCCTGCTTTTTACCGACTCTTCACTTCGCCCGAGAATTTTTGCTACATTTCTTTGTGTATAGCCTGATGAGATAAGCGTCTGCATTCTTTTGTCTTCGTCGTCGCTCCATCTTGGCTTAACGAATGCCGTTTTTAATGACAGTTTTTTTGCTATGTAATAAAACTGATTTATGTTTAGGCCCAGATGTTCTGCTGCACGGCAAGCTACCATGCGACCGCAAACTGACTCCATCTCAGCTGGAGTTATGTTTAATCTTCTCATTAAGCCACCTGTTTAAGCTCATTTATTCTGATATTCATTACCTGAACGCATTTATCCTGCGCCTCCTCGTTGCCAGCCAATAATTGCCAGTCATGCTGATAACGCTCGATGAGTTTTTTCTTATCAGTTTCTTTCGAAGCATAATCGCTGAAGTCTTTCAGGATTTGTTCGCAGTCAACCGATGGAGATTTCTGGTTGGTATTTTCTGGTGATGGTTGATTGCCTGATGCTGGCATGGCCCAGTTCGGCAGCGATGGAGGGAGCCAGTAAAATCCTGTTCCATCCTTCAGTTTTGCCCTGTGCCACCCCTGCTTTTTATCGAGAGATGTTTGTGCGAAACCTTCCTCAAGGTTATACAGATACCGACCGATTCCCCACTGAACGGCAGCACGCTTCATTGCACCTGAACGACCACCTTTGACGGCTTCTACCTGCGTGTTTTCAGCAGCATCCCATTTGGTTACCCATTCGGAATCAATCTTGATTGATATGCCGCATTCAACTCCGCCGTTGTTGGGAATATCGCGGTATTCATTGCGCCATCCTGCTTTGCCGCAAACATCGTCCAGGCGTTTCATGATTGCCCGATTCGTGACATAAGCCAGCACCATAGCCCACACCTTGCCATCGCGTGTTTTGCCGCTTTGCTGGATGCGCCATTCAATATCGTCAGCAGCGAATGGCGCATCAAAATCATTCAAATCCATAAACACCTCAGAATGGTAGTTCGGAAGGATTAGCCAGGAACTCGCCTTTATTCATTCGTTCACGACGAGCCATATCAAGACAGAAGGACTTCATCGACTTATCACCGGCCTTACGCCAGTACATTGCCTCAGTCAGGTGATACTGACGTTTTATCCTGCTTAATTCTGGCGTTCTGGCTAAGTCTGTAGGAATCATTATCTTTCTCCTGTTCTTTCTGCTGATTGAGCATGTCCTGCATAAGGCGAATAAACGCATCGTCTGACCAGGTATCTGTAATGCTCACTAAATAATCTCCGGCTCGTTTTTATGGTTAAGCACGATATCTACCAGCAGGTCTTTAAGTGGCTTAGCTTCGGTCAGTGTGTGGATGTGCAACTTGCCGTCTTTGTTAACTGCTGCTCTCCATGGCTTTCCGTGGTGAATAACCAGCATTCCTGGAGTTACGCACTGGCGAATAACGGTTAATGTGTTTTGCATAACGCCTCCAGTTGCTTACGAACAGCACGAATAAGACGGCGAACACGTTTGGATAATTCGGATTCAGCGGGATAAAAAGCGGACATGACGCCGCTACCCGCGAGGCTTAGTTGCATCATGGGCTGGTTCCTTATGTTGTGTGTGATTGCATAGCGATAGAGACTCGTGAATCTCTGTTGATATGCGGGCATGAAAAAGCCGCACTCAGGCGGCTTCTGATTTCTCTTCTTCGTAGCGCTCGATAATCTCGTCGCTATAGCTGTTTTCCGTTAGATAGGCGATGATTTCATCCATTTCCATCTCAGCAAAAGCGGTATCCAAGAGGTGATGGCAAAACTCTTTAATTTCGCCATAAGTGTTTAAGTCAAACTTAATAGTCGTATTATCTTCTTTGACGGTTACTTCTCTCCATCCACCATTTGATGAATAAGTTGCAACTTTTCGAAAGTCGATTTCCATGCTTTCCTCCAGGCAAAAAGAATGCCGCCCATATAGAGCGGCAAGACTATCAAGGGATGATTCTCCAATAACCAGAACGCGTCTTCGTCCTCATTCGGTTACGAGCGATATTGCTCCGTGTATTCACTCACTGGAATGAATACACAGTGCTTATTCGTACTAATAAAACACCCAATTTTCTGTTTCTTGGTTGTGTCCAAAGTTATATTCAATATCTGGTGTTGATGTATCAATATTCTTCATCCCATCAACAAGAGTTGATACAACAGCCAAATCTTGTTTGATTCTCATTAAATGGTATTTCTTCCGGCGCAATAAACTTTCAATGGCAAGTTTCTTCGTTGGGAATGCAAAAGATCTTTCTGCATTTTTTGCTACTTTCTTAATTGCATATCTATTTCTCTTTTGTTTCCATTCCTGTAACCACTTATTTGGTGCTGGTTTAAAATTAACAATCCAATGCGCAGGAACCAACCATGCATAATGCTCTGTCTGATGAAAAGCTATATATTGAAGTGCGAATATTTTGATTCCATCTTCTTCAACTGTCGCTTGGAATCTCCAGAAAACAGGCATTCCATCATGTTCAGTTTCTGATTCAGGAAAAGGTACGCTCCATGATTTTGTCATATCTCACCTCAAATAAGCGGCTTACTGCTCAGCTTCATGCGCTGAACGGCATGGATTTTATTCCCGAGCGGGTTAACGTCCCGGTAGTAAATGCGGTTCTTCTTAACCGCTGTTACTTCAACTTCCTTCTGACGCGTTCCGGCAAGCAAAATGGCTTTGGTAACGCGGTCAATTCTTTTGGCTTTAACCTCCTGAGAAGCATCAGGAGCATCGCAGCAAAAAATTGAATCGATGATATTGCAGATGGTGTCGCGCTCTATGGCTAGCTTTCTGCGCCGTTCATGACGGCGAGTTTTAGCATTGCCTGCAAACGTTGACTTCCCGTACACGATTACCGTCATGATTGATCCCTAAAGATATTTTATTGGTTGAAGTTAAAAGAAAGACGACGTAACAGGCGTGGTGCCCGGTAAAATGGTTTATCTAAAAACGAATATTTGTGAAACCAAACACGACCTCGCTCGTCTCCATTTCTGTTGCCTTCAGGACGACGCTTTAAGGTGAAATGAATAATTGTTTTTGTAGTGGTTTTTGGCTTACGCATCTGTTTACCCTCATGTGAAATGGCTTTGGTACTGGCGCAGGAACCTGTCTCAATTTCCTGATTTCAAGTGGCTTCTCAGTCCGGCCCGATCGGTACAGCTAGGCCTAAGCTCCACCACACGCCAGTCCAAACCCATCTCGTTTGGTATCTTGTCGCGCTTTGTCAGCGCATCATCGAAGTTAAAGAGCGTTGCCTTTCCGTTTGGCTAACAGCGTCCTGCTGATGGCTAAACAATAGCATTGAGTATTATTCATATCAATACGTTTTGCTATTAATTAATGGTTTTTGTTATTATGTTGTTGATAGCAAAATGAATTTATTTTTATAAATCCTCTATGCCATACTGTTCTGAACAAAAAACGAGCGAGGAATCTGTGTGAAAAACGAGGAACTGGCGCAGTTGCGCTATCAGGAAATGTGCAGGATTGTCGGTGATGTCGTTTTTGCTATGGTTGCTGAGGGTCATGAGACTAAGCGAGTGGCTATAGCTGACGTGATACGAACTGAGTTAGCGAAGGGGCTGGATAAGTGGGAAGGTGACCAGTTGCAGTGCATGAAACTTGCCGTGAAGCTACTGAAAGAGTAGGGCAAAGAAAACCCGGCGCAATGGCCGGGCGTTGATCAATTCTTCTTGTTAGGTAACTCAGGTCTTTGTAGGTTTTCCAAAACCTCAATGGCTTTGGCGTTTTCTATGACTTTTTGTTGGACCTTATCAGCAAGATAATCCTTAAAACCTTTTGGGACATAGTCTTCCCTAAGCCATCTGCGAAATTCACCTAAAGCTTCTTCGGGATATATATTCGCTGGCACTTTCCCGGCTTTACTCTGCGGAAACCAGTCCGGATAGACATGAGGATGTTTCTGTATTTCCCCGTATTTTTCGCTCAGATTATTGCGCTTCCAGTGGTTTGCCCATCGAGTTCCAACGCTAATATCGGGAACAGTTTTAGGGCCCAATTCAAATCCAGCATTAATCAAAGGCACAGTGATATCCACCATCTCTCGGAATACACTGAAGAACCCGGCTGGGATTTTATCATTAAGGATAATGCGCTCTTGGAAGCACTTCCAGGCGCCGCTTACTGGATTTCTTGGATCGATACCAACACTTCTAAAAATAAACTCACGAAGTGTTTGCCTTGCTAAAAGACGATAGTTTCTAAGAGCTGTGGCGTTGTTTGCTTGGCTTGCATCAAACGCATAATACTCAAGAATTGCCATGCAAACATAATCAGGGTATGGATAATGGTCCCGCTTAGTTTCTGAAGATGGTATGTAAAGTGAGTCAACATCTATACCCTGATCAAGGAGAACAGTGTCGATTTTTTTTCCACGAGGTTTAAGGCGTTCGCTAGCCCAATCAGAAGAAATATCCTGAATTACACTATGATGCACGCCACACATTTCAGCCAGTCCTCGGCCGGTAAGATATGGCGTTCCATCGTTAAGAACTCCCATTGCCACGCCTTCAACTTCAACCTCTTTTACAGGAAATAACTGGAGGTTTCCTTGGCGGGGTGATATGGGTCTTATCTGATTAACCATTTGATTTTCCTTGTTAAATTGTGGCGGGCAAGCGCTAATGATTTCGTCTTTCTACATCACCAGAATGTCTCATCAGGCCATTAGCTGGCTAACCGTGCTTCCTATAGGTCTGCGGCATGCTTCCAATCACCTTTCCAAAGACAAAAACCCTATTCATTTCATCTCTTTCAATTGGGTCCCAAGCTGAATAACTCTTATTATCAGATATGACCAATAGTTTATCTTTCATCTTCTGGAGCCGCTTAACATGTGCGGTATCGTCATAGAGGAAGGCGTATATCCCATCCCCATCGAAGTTTTTGATGCTTACGTCTACAAACAACAAATCTCCTGGTTCAATAGTTCCTGACATGCTATCCCCACGCACATTTATGATGCGGATATTTTCAGCCTTTCTACCATCAAACATGTGTCTGGCATCGTCCTGCGAATACTCAACCGAGCGGAGTATTTCCACGAATTCTCGATTGATAACGCCAGGACCCGCGCTAACTTCAAGATCTAGGATATCGATTTTAAATGTGTTTGATGATGGAGATGCGTTTATCGGAGTAGTTCCATCTTTTTTCATAGGACCAATTCCGGTAGACAACCATTCCGAACTAACACCTAACGCGTTTGCTATTTCAACAATCTTTGTTGACCCACGAGCGTTTCCACTTGTCAAACGCCAGATCGTTGGCTGAGCAACGCCTGACGCTTTAGCAAGAGCACCTTGAGACATACCAGCTAGTTCCATTGCCTTGTTGAGACGGTCAGAGAGAGTTTCTTTTTTCATAATATTCAATTTATACGCTTGCGTATTAATGGTCAAAACACGTTTTGCTATTGCTTTGATTAATACTCATTGCTATTATTTGTTGTGTGTTATACGAAAGGGAATAAGCAATGACTAACAAAGCAATACAAAAAGCTGTTGCCATTGCAGGAAGCCAGCAAAAACTCGCCTCTTTGTGTGGAGTTAAGCAGCCAACTGTATGGCGTTGGTTACATGGTGGCGGCATTGACGCTAAGTATGTGGCAGCAATCGTAAAAGCTACAGGAGGAAGAATTAAAGCCAGAGAACTTCGTCCTGATTTAGCCGACTTACTGGCAGCAAGTTAAGTATCAACGCTCTTTACCAATCTGAACCGCCGACAACGCGGTAAATCTATTTCAATGCGCATCAACGAATGCGCACAACTAACTATTAACTACAGGAATGTTCACATATGGAACTCACAAGCACTCGCAAGAAAGCCAACGCAATTACCAGCAGCATCCTTAACCGGATAGCTATTCGTGGTCAGCGGAAAGTCGCTGATGCGTTAGGCATTAACGAATCTCAAATTTCACGATGGAAAGGCGATTTCATTCCGAAGATGGGGATGTTATTGGCGGTTCTGGAGTGGGGTGTCGAGGATGAGGAGTTGGCAGAACTGGCAAAGAAAGTTGCGCATCTGCTGACAAAAGAAAAAGCCCCGAAGAACGGCGAATTCTTCGAGGCCTGATGTAGAAAGACTGGATCAATCCACAGGAGTAATTATGCCAAAACGTAGTAAGAAATACCAGGAAAAAGAAGAGATTCGACACCCTGATTCACCTGAGGGATTAGTGGTAGCAGCAGCAAATAACAGGGCGTTCGCAGAGCGCCTTGTTGGTGTTTACAGACTAGCCAAAGCAGGAGTGAAACATGGGCGTCGTTAAGTTAGCAGACTACAGACCGTTAGAGCCGGTCGTGGAGCGTAATGTGGCAGATCTCGATGATGGTTACGCCAGACTATCAAATATGCTGCTTGAAGCTTATTCAGGCGCAGATCTGACCAAGCGACATTTTAAAGTGCTGCTTGCCATTCTGCGTAAAACCTATGGGTGGAATAAACCAATGGACAGAATCACAGATTCTCAACTTAGCGAGATTACAAAGTTACCCGTCAAACGGTGCAATGAAGCCAAGTTAGAACTCGTCAGAATGAATATTATCAAGCAGCAAGGCGGCATGTTTGGACCAAATAAAAACATATCAGAATGGCGCATCCCTCAAAATGAGGGAAAATCCCCTAAAACGAGGGATAAAACATCCCTCAAATTGAGGGAGTGCTATCCCTCAAAACAGGGGGACACAAAAGACACTATTCAAAAGAAAGAAATACAAGATAAAAACATTATGTCCGAAAGTGTTCGGACGAAGTGTGAAAAATCATCTGGCCATCACGAAGAAACCGACAAGGCATTCGAGGAAATTTTCTGGTGTGCTGGAATGCGGAAAGCCGGGAAGAAAAACGCAGCTTCGGCATTCAGAACACAGTTCAGGGAGTGGCGTAAAACCACCAGGGGGACGGCAAGCGAGTTTGCCACAATGCTGGCAGAAGACATCGCATGCAGGAATGGTAAGCAGTTCGGATTCGACAGGTTGTTACCATCGAGCTACCTGAACGGTCAACGCTGGAACGACGAGAAGCCAGAAACCATTCAACCACAATCCAAACCATCATCCGCAATCACCGTATCGAAAACTGGCTACGTATTTTTCGACAGGTGAACCATGAAATCAAAAATCAAATCGCTACTGGTCGCTGGTTATAACCACGGCTGGTTAAGTATTTCGTTTGTCGATTTCTGGTTTAAAAATCTCAATCTGAGGGAATTATGACACCGAGTGAACTCAGCGACCTGCTTTGGGCGCAGGTTGACAGGGTGGCTCCTCACCTGTTGCCAAACGGCAAGAAAGACGGGCATGAATGGGTTGCTGGTAACGTCAACGGCGACAAGGGGAACAGTCTGAAGGTTAACCTTAGCGGAAAGAAAAAATGGGCTGATTTCGCTGAGGGAGACGGCGGTGACATGCTTGATTTGTGGATGGCGTGTCGTGGAATTAACCTGCATCAGGCCATGCAGGAAGCGAAGGCATTTCTCGGCATCAGGGAGGACGATCACCATTTCGACGCCAGACGTGAGAAGAGATTCTCCAGACCTGACCGCAAGAAAATCGCCCGCTACGTTACCAGAACAGAATCACATCTTGAGTACCTGCAATCGCGGGGCATATCGCCTGAAGTCGCGAAGCGATACGAGGTTGTCAGCGGAAAGGTCTGGAATGGCGAACGTGAACTGAGTGCCCTGGTGTTTCCGTACAAACGCGATGGCGAGCTGCTGCAGGTCAAGCGAATCAGTACTGAACGTCCGGACGGGAAGAAAGTCATCATGGCAGAAGGTGACTGTGAACCCTGTCTGTTCGGGTGGCAGGCTCTCGATGCTGGCGTGAGGGCGGTTATACTTTGCGAAGGCGAAATTGATTGCATGAGCTATGCGCAATACGGAATACCGGCGCTATCTGTCCCTTTCGGTGGCGGGAAAGGCGCCAAGCAACAGTGGATTGAGTTCGAATACCACAACCTCGACAGGTTTGAAGAAATATTCATTTCGATGGACGTTGACGATGTCGGGCGTGAAGCAGCAAGGGAAATCGCAAGCCGACTGGGTGAACATCGCTGCCGTCTGGTTATACTGCCACACAAAGATATCAACGAATGCCTGATGAACGGCGTCACCGAGGATGAAATCTGGCAGTACATCGGGACAGCGTCATATTTCGACCCCGAAGAACTTTACAGCGCCCGTGAGTTTTTTCAGGACACCATCAATGCTTTCTACGGCAAGCAGCAGTATCTGTTTAACCCACCGTGGGAAACGCTGGCTTACAACTTCCAGTTCCGTGAGGCGGAGTTAACTCTTGTCAATGGCGTGAACGGTCATGGAAAAACGGAGGTCGTCGGGCATATGGCACTTGAGGCCATGAGGCAGGGGGTAAAAACATGCGTCGCATCGCTTGAACTGAAGCCCGGGATTCTGCTTAAACGCCTGACCAGGCAGTCTACATGTTGCAAAATGCCGCCAGTTCTGGAAATCGAATCAGCATTTAAGTTTTACGATGACCGGCTATGGTTATTTGGCCTGACAGGTACAGCCAAGGCTGAACGCCTGATTGAAATTTTCACATACGCCAGACGGCGATACGGCATCCAGTTATTCATCATCGACAGCCTCATGAAGTGCGGTATTGGCGATGACGATTACAACGGGCAAAAGGCGTTTGTTGATGCGCTGTGCGACTTCAAGAATAAAACCAACTCTCACATTATCCTCGTCACTCACTCCAGAAAGGGAGACAGCGAGGAGAAACCTACCGGAAAGATGGACGTAAAAGGCTCAGGAGCGATTACAGACCTGACAGATAACCTGTTTATCATCTGGCGCAATAAAGCTCGCGAGAGAGCGTTACAGCGCGTTCAGGCTGGAGAGCAGATTAACGATAAAGACCAGCAGCTTCTTGCTGCACCCGCATCTGTTTTAATGCTGGAGAAGCAGCGTAACGGGGAAGGATGGGAAGGTGGCGTACCGCTATTTCTTGATGAGCAGTCTCACCAGTTCCTGCAAACGGAAGATGCATCCCCATACAACTACATCGCCAATATGCCGAAATCGGAATATGACGAAGCGTGGCGACAGGAAAACGTTACGGAGTACTGAATGATTAACCAAATAATACCTGAAATGCTTTTGAATCCCCGCTTCATTGCTGTTTTGAACAGATGTATCGACGAAGAAGAGCTCATTATGCAATTTGAAAGGTTGTCAGGTGTCACTCGACCACCAAAGGGGCAACATCCAATAGAGCTGATGGTTGATAAAGCGACAGGATTTTCTGATGAGCAGTGGAAACGGTTTTTTGAGGCATTTATCCCGTTCGTCTATGAGTTTATATGGCTCACATGGAGAGACCGTGACAATGAGGAGTGCTGGCAATGACCATCTACATCACTGAGCTAGTAACAGGCCTGCTGGTAATCGCAGGCCTTTTTATTTGGTGGAGAGGGAAGACATGAAAAAACTAACCTTTGAAATTCGATCTCCAGCACATCAGCAAAATGCCATTCACGCAGTACAGCAAATCCTTCCAGACCCAACCAAACCAATCGTAGTAACCATTCAGGAACGCAACCGCAGCTTAGACCAAAATCGGAAGCTTTGGGCTTGCCTTGGTGATGTCTCACGTCAGGTTAACTGGCATGGACGATGGCTGGATGCAGAAAGCTGGAAGTGTGTGTTTACCGCAGCATTAAAGCAGCAGGACGTTGTCCCTAACCTTGCCGGGAATGGCTTTGTGGTAATAGGCCAGTCAACCAGCAGGATGCGTGTAAGCGAATTTGCGGAGCTATTAGAGCTTATACAGGCATTCGGTACAGAGCGTGGCGTTAAGTGGTCAGACGAAGCCCGGTTAGCACTGGAATGGAAAGCGAGGTTTGGAGACGCCGCATGAAACACTGCTACCGCTGCGGAGAAAGCAAAGACGATTATCGATTCCGGCCAAATCAACCTTATTGGCACCAATGGTGTATCAGATGTGAGCGGTCGCCAGTGGGTAATTTCCCGCTGCCAGAGACGAAGGAGGACGTATGGCACGACAGCGACGAAGTATCACCGACATAATCTGCGAAAACTGCAAATACCTACCAACGAAACGCTCCAGAAATAAACCAAAGCCAATCCCAAAAGAATCTGACGTAAAAACATTCGATTATGTCTATGGGTTATTGCAGTCCAAGTGGAACCGCATGAGGAAAACGCGATGATTGACCCCAATCGAAGTTATGAGCAAGAGAGCATAGCAAGGGCAATGTGCGCAGGATGTAACAAGCAACTGGCACCTGATGAAATTTACGCCTGTGCAGAATGCGTTAACGAATGGCTGGTATATCGCGATCCACATTCAGATATGACAGGAGATAAGGATGGCTAACACAAATATGTATTCACCAAACGAGCAGGATTATATCCGCAGGGTTGCCGGAAAAGTCCCTGCTGACGTTATGGCATCCACCATAGGAATAACCAGAAACAGCCTGGTTAACTGGGCTAATAGACATGGAATAAGCCTGAGAGTTCCTTACGGAATACTTAAAAAGCACTGGCCTGAATATGCTGAAAAAATGACAAAAGGTGGACGCAATGGCGCTAAAGAGAGATAAGTTTGATGACGTTTTCTCCCAACTGGTTAGGGAGCGAACGGACTGGCAATGCGATTACTGCGGACGATCATTTCACCACGAAAGACAAAAACTCCACTGTTCCCACTTCAAATCCCGACGACACAAAGCCACCAGATACCATCCCTATAACGCCTTCGCCCACTGCGTTGGCTGTCACCGAAAACTTGAAGAAGACCCATACGAATTCACCGCGCATGCGGAGATTGTCTATGGGGAGATGACAATAGAGCGTGTAGCGCGTCTGGCGTGTGTTCCTGTGCGCTTAAAGACATGGCAAATGGATGAGCTATATCAGCACATGAAGAACGAACTGAAGCGGTTACAGGAGCTAAGGGCGCATGGTGTCACAGGACGCATCGATTTCACATTGCCAGACTGGTATCAGGACGGAATTCAACTCCGCATGGGGGAATCTCAATGTGCAGCATAACCAGCATTAACCAGGCGAAACAGCAGCGTGAACGTGACGAGGCTGAATTACGCAGCGTCAGAGAGATGACGGAGCAACACCAGAAGGCAATGGAATATCTGCATGAGCGAGAGCGCGAACTGGTGAACCGGCTTGGATTGAACAAGACATCGGGAGGCGATGCTGCATGAATTTGGAAAACACTGTGAAATTCCACTCTCCGAAGTCTCCTCAACTATCAGATTCACCGAGAGCAACGGCATCAGACTCACTGACTAATACCGATGTGATGGCAGCATTTGGTATGGCGCAAAGTCGCGCTCCGCTCGGGTTCAGTGCTTTCAGCGGCAAGATGAACCTGAGCGACAACGATAAGCGTAAGGCAATTCAGTTACTGGTACAGCATGGGATGAAGCATTGCGACAAGGTGGCTGCCTTGCGCAAACTTGATACCAATGTTAAAGGGAAAGTAGTGCAAACGCTCGCAACTTTCGCGTATCAGGATTACTGCCGGTCGGCAGCTAGTAATGTCATGTGTTCGTGCTGCAAGGGGCGCGGAGTATTAAGGAAAAAGAAGCGGATCGTTAAACATCCCGGGTGTGGAGAGAAAACTCCTGCAAAGACGGCTGTGGAGGTAACGGAATCACTATGCACTAAATGCAATGGCGCAGGTGTTGTATCTACATCTTGCGTTAAATGCCGTGGGCGTGGCGTAGCGCTGGACAGGAAGAAATCAGAACTACAGGGCGCTCCAGTTTATTCATCCTGCAAGCAGTGCTCAGGGCGTGGGTATGAGCGCATACCTGCGGCCTCATGCTTTCGTGCGATATGTCAGTTCACCGCTGCAATTTCACCAGGCGTATGGGATAAGGCTATTAAGCCATTCTATGAGTCATTAATTAGCAAGGTTGAAATGGAGGAGTCTGCTGCAAATGTAGTTTTATCGAAAGTTACCAGCTAAGTTTTATTCCGATAACGATTGCATCTTGCAAAATGACGAAAAGTAGAATATCATAACCCTAACAGTAGAAATCCGTCCTTTGTTAAGGTGGATTAAAAAGAAAGCCCGAGGCAAAAACCACGGGCTTTTTGCATTTCTGGCACGACATTTCTGAAAGCGCCCTATCACCAATCACCAGAACACATCCAGATACCCTTGCACATTCGTGGCGACGGGGTAGTGACGCTTTCACCCTATAAACAACCACCAATACCAATAGGAATAACAATGCTTACTCTCAAGACGATTAACTCAGATAAAGACACCTCTATTTTCCAAGTGACAGGTGATGTCAGCTACGTGAAAGAGTCAAGAATGATTTTCTTCACTGGATGGCATGGAGGTGATTCCGAAGTGCTACTTGACGATGGAGAAGTTGCTTACGTCTGCAATGAAAAAGGCGTGACAGTAGCTACATTCCAGTAGTCATTACAAAGCGTCTATATATGGGCGCTTGATAATGACCAAAAGAAAACCCAGCGCTTGGCTGGGCTTCGTGAAAAGGAGTAGCTCATGTTGAGTGAAAGCGCAAAAGATATCGCAGGTTACGAAGGTAAGTACGCTGTAACGACTGATGGGCGAGTTTATTCTCATTCTCGAGTTGATGATGGCGGAAAGTTAAGGAAAGGGCGCTGGCTTAAGCCGAATGTAGATGGTTATGGATATTTGCAGGTATCCCTCTACTCGGAAGGCGTAGCAAAGAAACATAAAGTGCATAGATTGGTAGCTGAAACATTCATTGATAATAAAAAATTGTGCCCACAGGTAAACCACAAGAATGGAATAAAGACTGATAATAACGTATCTAACCTAGAGTGGGTAACGGCACAACAGAATATTCTGCATGCGTTTTCTAATAGCCTTATGTCATCCAAAGGAGAGAAAAATGGCAGGGCAAAGCTAACCATGGATCAGGTGAAAGAAATACGCGACTGCAAATCAATGACGAAAACGGGTATTGCTAAACAATACGGCGTATCAACAGCAACAATTTCATGCATTGTTAACAATAAGTCCTGGGTTATAGATTAACAAAATTAAGAATGCTCATTACAGGATGCATTTATGAGTGCATCCATTAATGTCCGTTAAATGCGATGGGTGGGGATACTGCACCAACAGTACCCCCAGTGATTTCCTCGCGAAAGCAATAACGAGCAAACCACGTTACTGATAAACGTATCCTGGATTTGTTCACTCAACAACCACGTTAATTCCTAAATTGAACAGATCCCCGCACTCAGGGGGTGAGAAAATGAAGATGGACGAAAGATACAGCAATGCTTCATACGGTAGCGCTGGTCTTGCGGCTTTCTTTGCCAGTCTTTCTCTACAGGACTGGGGCTTCATCATTGGCGTCGCGTTCAGCATTATCCTCGGCGTTCTGACTTACCGGCTCAACAAGCGTGAGCAAATGAAGCGAACGAAGATACTGCAGGACATTTTGAATAAAACCGACTCCAGAAATCCATCAGCTACAGCCACGGTTATCGCCGAACTCGGTCAGAAAGCACCAAAGGAAATCTGATGAACAGCACCCTTCGAAAAAGCGTACTGGCAGCCGTTGGTGGTGGGGCTATCGCAATAGCTTCTGTACTGATTACTGGGCCAACTGGTAATGATGGTCTGGAGGGGGTCAGATATAAGCCATACCGCGATGTTGTTGGTATTTGGACAGTTTGTTACGGGCATACCGGGAACGACATCATGATCGGCAAGACTTACACAGAATCTGAGTGTAAGGCGCTGCTGAATAAAGACCTGAACACGGTCGCCAGGCAAATTAACCCGTATATCAAAGTACCAATCCCCGAAACAACTCGCGGTGCGCTTTACTCGTTCGTCTACAACGTTGGTGCCGGAAACTTCAAGACCTCAACACTACTGCACAAAATCAACCAGGGTGACATTAAAGGCGCGTGCGAACAATTACGCCGTTGGACGTATGCTGGCGGAAAGCAGTGGAAAGGGCTTATCACCAGACGAGAGATTGAGCGCGAAGTCTGTATGTGGGGTGACAAGTGAGCAGGATAGTCGCAATCATCATCGCTGCGGTTGTCTGCATCATTGTGTCGCTTGGTTGGTCAGTTAACCACTACCGCAGTAACGCCATCACCTACAAAGACCAGCGCGATAAAGCCAAAGAGCAACTCATTCTGGCAAATGCCACCATCAATGACATGCAAACCCGGCAGCGAGACGTAGCGGCACTTGATGCCAAATACACAAAGGAACTTGCTGATGCTAAGGCTCAGAACGATTCTCTTAAGCACAAGCTTGATAATGGTGGCAGGGTGCTCGTCAAAGGCAAGTGTCCATTGCCAGCCACAGCCGAAACCTCCAGCGCCTCCGGCATGGGCAATGATGCCACCGTCGAACTCTCTCCAGTTGCTGGACGAAACGTTCTCGGTATCCGGGACGGAATCATCAGCGACCAAGCAGCACTGAGAACGCTTCAGGAGTACATCAGAACGCAGTGCCAGAAATAATTTCACTCGCATAGAAATTTGACAAGTGACTTTCATGAAAATGCCTCGTAATGCGGGGCTTTTTTATATCCGCAGTAAACGCGCATCTCACGCGCATATTAACGAGATCCTTTCAGTAAGCGGGCCTGAGAATTGCCGTTATAGGTGGCGACCTCTCTCGGGCGGCTTTTCTGTGAGACAGGCTCACTTTCTAAAAGGTAAAGACGCTATGAAAGCAATCACGCTTTTTAATACACCGATCCGTGTTGATGAATCAGGAATGATCTGCCTCACTGACATGTGGAAAGCTAGTGGTAAAAGTGAATCTGAATCGCCGTACCACTACCTGAGAAACAAGCAGACCAAAGAGTTCTTAGCCGAGCTGGAGAAAAACCACGAATCTGTGGTTTTTACGGAACGCGGTGTGCACGGTGGAACTTATGGCGGAAAGTTCGTTGCTTATGATTACGCAGCATGGCTAAACCCTGGATTTAAATATGCAGCCTATAAAGTCCTCGATGACTACTTCACCGGAGAGCTTCATCATCGGAACAGCTTAAGTGCGCAGCTCAACATGAAATGTCATGAGTTTGACCAGAAGAAAGACATGGCGAGCTTCTGCGGACAAGGCCTCGCGGCATGGCGCTACACGAAACCTGGTTTGATCGCTGAGATTAACTCCCTGGCTAACCAGCTGCAGATTACGATCCCCGGGCTTCCGGGATGAGTGATCGTGTCATTGAATGCGCCTCCAGAGCGGGGCGCGACTTCTCAGAGTTCATGAAAGGTGAGAAGGGCATGATGGAAGCATTGGCCTCGGTGGATGAGTTTGGCGAGCAGCTGCGCCTCAACAGCTGTGTCAATCATCACTTTGTTAGCTACATGATGCGGAACTCGATCATGCAGGCATTCATGGACATGGCAAAAGCCGAGATGAAAGAAGAGCGCCGGCGTAAGCGAGCGGAATCAAAAGCGAAGTAGCTATTACAAAGCCCATCTACGGATGGGCTTGTTGACATCCTCCACGCCCTGAAGGACGGAGTTTTACGGAATAATACGGTTACGCACCAGGTGTAATCAGCATTACAGCAGGCACTCAGTGAATGCCTGCTGTAAAATGGATGGTTAGAGTAGTTTTATAAATTTATCGCTGTCGTTAGCTTGTTTGGCAATCCTCAGAATCACAGCAGCAATAGAAGCAATGAACTTTTCACGGTTTGAAATACCTTCTTCATTGAGATGTATTCCTTTATCACCAACCAGAATGCCAAATTTGGGGTTTTCAATTAGCTCTCTTTGGTCACCCTTGCTTATGTGGGTGATTAATTTATTTATTTCTTCATCGGTAATTTCTGAGTTATCAATTTGATGAGAGCGTGCATTTCTGATTTTGTTTACGACTTTAAGCTCCTGGTAAGAAAATTCATTCAAACCAAAATTTGTAGCTAGCTTGAGTTTTGCCGCGTATGACATAGTTAGGTTTTCGCCGAAACCATCAAAAAAATTAACGTTGTTTGATGCCGCACAGCACCATGCTTCAATAATTTTCTCGGTTACCAGGTGGAGGCGCAAGACTACACCTATGTCGTCTTCACTTTGCATTATCGAAGATAGTCTTTCCCATGTTTGTTCGTTAAGCAGAACCATGTCATTGAAAATTTTCTTATTCATAAATCATTCCTTTGTTGGGTGTGCTAGTGCTCGTGGGCAGATGAGCACTCTATTCCAGTATATAGAGAGGTAGCGTGTGGGCGGAACAATTGAGATCAGTGAAGTCGGCGTAACAGTCAATATGGCTGGTGGCAGGAAAATAGTTATCGGAGATTTTGGCGATAATACAGCACCCAAGGCTGATCCACTCCCACCCCTTACCCCAGAAGAGGAACTTTACGGGCGCGGGCTTTGCCTACTTCCTGCTGGCTGGGAAGAATTAAGTGGCGAAGAGCACTGGCAGTATCATCTTAGCGAATCCTTACGTCATCTATGGCCGTCGTTCAGCAGGGAACAGAAGATGGCCATCGCTTTTACCGCCAATGAACTGTCAGATGAACTTCGAGACAGTCAATATTCCCACTGCTGGTAATAACACTTCCGCGCATCGCACGCGCACATCAAAGAAAGTCTTTCAGCTGTGAGCCTGGGTAAGCCGTTAACTTTCGGCGGCTTTGCCGTGCGACAGGCTCACGTCTAAAAGGAAAATAAAATGTCTGAATCTAAAAACATCCCTCATGTAACAACGACACCCAAACCTTTTGGCGTAAACGTCGAATGGAAATGGCCGGAAGGCCAGATGTGGTTTTCCTCGCTGGAACTGCAATACCTTCGTGAAGATGGCCGGCTTGAGAAGGAACGCATCTTCTGGCCAATGACCAGCCTAATGATTTCCGGCCTCAAAGCTGGCGAACGCCTGCAGGTGCGCCTACGTCCAGTTGCTTTCGATGGGTCAGCACGAGATTGGCGAGCCAGTGACTGGATCGAAGGAGTTTCTTCAGTCGACGCCGGGGGAATTGTAGAGGCGCTGCAGGTTGATATTCGCAGCAGTGCAACGTTCGCAGCATTACGTGGTGATGAAGGTATCTCTCCAGAAGAAGTTCGTGATGCCGCGGCATACATCAAGCGCACTCGCTTAGCGAAAAAATTGCGGAAATCTTTGGAAGAGATTTCGCCATTTGCTGTAAAGGACGGGCAGGCATTTATTAAGAATGCGTTCATCGGGGATGGCGTGGCATCGGCTAACTACAGCGTGAAGATGGGTGTGGACCACAACGGTACACAGCATGCTGCCGGCATGCCCCTCGGCGTTGAAGAGGGCAAAAGTCAGGTTAAATTTCTGGCAGAAAAGTTTGCTGTTGCTGCTAAAACCCAGAATGCGTTAGAAGCTGCATTGCAGAAGGTCATCCAAAAAGTTGTGGACGACGCTTTTCAAAAAGCACTGCGGCCCGGCGGAATGCTGTGGAACAAGCGCGGTGGTTACTAAGGGGCTTTTATGGAAGTCTCTATCAACGGCGTTTCATATGTACCGGCAGGCGTCACCGCTTCACGTATTGGCATTGCCATCACTACCCACAATCGAGCTGACGTTCTGAAGCGCGCACTCGAAAAGCACATGAAGCACATTCCCGCCGGTGCGCTGGTGGTTGTTATCGATGACGGTTCAAAACCTGCCGCGGTAGTGCCTGACGGCGTGCAGCTGCTTCGCCATGAAACATCCCTCGGTATTGTTGCCTCAAAGAATGCCAGCTTAACCGCACTGATGGATGCCGGGTGCGAGCATCTTTTCCTGTGGGACGATGACGCCTGGCCGATTGCTGATAACTGGCACCTGCCTTACATCGAATCACCTGAGCCGCACCTTGCTTACCAGTTTCTCGATCTGGCTGGCCGCAATAAGCTGAATGACCTTTCGGTCCTTTACCGGGACGATAAGCACATTGCGTACACCGGGCAGCGCGGAGTGATGCTTTATTACCACCGCAGCGCCATCGAGTCAGTGGGCGGATTCGATCCGGTATACGGTCGCGGTATGTATGAACACAGCGACCTTGCCCTGCGCATCCATAACGCCGGAATAACTACGTGGACTTACGCTGATGTGGTCGGTTCAGAAAAGCTTATCTATTCACTCGATGAGCATGAGGCCGTAGAGCGTTCAGTGCCGAGGCCCGACCGCCAGGCGCTGGTAGAACGTAATGTGAAGATCCACAACGAACGGCGTGACACAGGGTTTACCGGTTACGTTGAATACCGGCAGCAGCGCGACGTGGTAATCACAACGCTGCTCACCAGTCAGCCTGACCCGCAGCGCGGTACAAAAATGGCGGCCTCGCCTGACATGCTGGCTAAATGGGCCTCATCACTTCGGAATTGTGGCCGTATCGCGCTGGTGGATGAATTACTGACGGCACCAGCAGATGTTGAGTTGTATCGCGTACCTGACGTGAAGATGAATGTCTATTTCCGGCGATGGCTGCACATCTGGCAGCACCTGCGAGATCACCCTGAATACCGGATCGTCTGGTGTACTGATGGTACCGATGTCGAAATGCTTCGCGCACCGTGGGAAGAAATGGAGCCCGGGAAGGTGTACGTCGGTTCAGAACCAAAGACCTACGCCGATACCTGGGCAAAGCAGAATCATCCGGAGCGCATCTATCAGGAGTTCATTGAAGCGCACCGCAATAATGTGATGCTTAACGCTGGCCTGCTGGGTGGCAGCCGCGTTGATGTAATGGCGTTCGCTCACGGCATCATCCGTCTTTACTACCGGATCGAGAGTTATCGCTTCTGGAAGAAAGAGCAGGCTGGCGCTGCGGTGGGTGACATGATCGCTTTTGGCATTGTCGCGAAGTCATTTGGCGATCGCATTGTCACCGGCCCGCGCATCCACACAGTGTTTAAGACTGATGGTATCGGTAAGGAAGTAGCTTTCTGGCGCCATAAGTAACCTCTATTAAATTTCTTTATTCCTTTTCATGGAAGGTGTTCCTGTGCCTAAAAAAAGACCGATTGAGGAAAGGTTCTGGGAAAAGGTTGATAAGCGTGGTGACGATGAGTGCTGGATCTGGCTCGGCGCAACCATTCAACCAGGGGGCGGAAGACATATCAAACCTCAGATATACGGGAAAATAGCGGGGCCGAGAACGCCTGCAGGTCGTGTTTTTTGGTCTTCTCATCGCCTTTCTTGGTTTCTGAAGTATGGTGACATTCCGCCTGGCATGCTCGTTGACCATAAGTGTCATAACACTCTATGCGTCAATCCCTCTCACCTCAGGCTCGTAACTCCAAAGCAAAACAGCGAAAACCGAGAGGGTCCCGCTATCACAAGGAACTCATCTGGAAAGCGCGGTGTTAGATGGAATCCTCAGGTTGGAAAGTGGCATGCGTGCTACAGCCACAACGGAAAGGCGCACTGTGTAGGCTTCTTCGATGATCTTGAGGAGGCTGCTGAAGCTGCACGACGAGCCCGTAATAAGGTGTTTACCCATAATGATGCAGACAGATTTTGAGTTTGTGGTGGTCAGCCATCACACCCGCTTAGGACATGCGCAACGTCTCGCTGCGATGTTGGATGCCCATCTGCTTATTGATGACGGTAACCATGGCGCAAACTGGAATCATCTCCGCGCGCTTGAATGGGCATCATGGCAGGATTGCCGGGTAGTGATAATCGAAGATGACGCATTGCCTGTTCCAGATTTTATTGAGCAGGTTAGTGAATGGCTTAACCGCTTCCCAGAATCGCTGGTGAGTTTCTACCTGGGTACTGGCCGACCACCTCAGTATCAAATGCAGATAGCTGAGCGGCTGATTGTTGCTGATAAGACTCAGGCTGATTTCATCACGCTTCAGCGGCTTATACACGGCGTTTGCTATAGCGTACCCCCTCAGCATATCGAACGAGTCATTTCCCGATGGGACAGCAGCAAGCCAGCTGATTATGCCGTTGGTGATGCCTATGGCGGCGCTGTGGTTTATCCGTGTTACTCGCTGGTGGATCATGCAGACGGAGAACCTGTAGAGCGTCATCCTGATAAATCACCTCGAACAGAGCGCCGCAGGGCGTGGAGGGTATATGGCTAAGTTAACTACGCTTCAGCCCCGACTGAAAGCGATCGACACCCGGCGAGTAAAGCCAGTGTATGGCGAGAACAGGCGAATAAGCGGTAGCGCAAGGGTAGGACTGAAGCGCCGTATCTATGCACGTGATGGCGGTCATTGTTGCATGTGCAACCGCGTCGTTGATTTGCATGACAGCGAACTTGATCACCGTATAGCTCTTCAGTTCGGTGGCGACAACGATGAACGCAACCTGTGGACGCTGTGTATCGAGTGTCACTCAGGTAAGTCATCGCGTGAAGCATCAACAAACCAGCCTGATAGTGAGGCGATGAAGCATCCAGTTCCTGAAGACAACAGGAATAACATTACTATTCTCTAATATGGAGTGGTTATTACTGCTCATCCTTGCTGTCTTCATCCTCTTCCTGATGGCTGCGTCCAATGGAGATCAGCCTATATGGATGTCTTGTAGGAAGATGAGAAATAGATACGGAACGCCGAAACGAAAAGGCAGTAGGCTTCCAGGCGGTGGCTATCAGCCAGTGAAATCGGAAGGTAAAACTGGGAAATTTTTACCGCCACCTAAACGACCCTAGGCGGGGGGGGATGGTTGGGTGTCAACGCCGATCGCACTGGACACCGCCCCCCCTCTCATTCGCAGAAAAAATCCCCCTCTGGAGGGTGTAAACATGTTAACAGCGCAGAAGCGGAAATATGCTCTCGCGCTGATGTCCGGGATGTCTCAGAAGGATGCGGCTATAAAGGCGGGATATTCTGAAAAATCCGCGCGTTCCAAGGGGTCGCAGCTTGCTAAAGACCCGGAGGTCATCGCGTTTATTGAGCGAAAAAAACGAGAAAAAGTTGAGGTGGATGACGAACCTGCGTATCGCAGGAATGTTTATACCCCAGCAGTAAACACGCCTGAAGAAAAACGACCTCCTGCGGCATCGTCCGCCGGTGAGTATGAAGATCCTCTCGACTTCCTGAAATCGGTTATGAACAACGTTGGTTACGAAATCGAAACCAGGAAAGATGCTGCGAAGGCCATGCTGCCTTATATGCATCAGAAGAAAGGTGAGGGCGGTAAGAAAGATGCAAAAGCTGAGGCTGCCAAAAAAGCGGCCAATAAGTTTGCCATTCAGCAACCACCGAAACTGGTGGTTAACAATCGCGGGAATACATAATGCCGGAATGGACAACTGCCTGCCCTGACTGGGCGGAGCGCCTGAAGAAGGGCCAGTCTATTATTCCTGCACCGATTTACCCGGAGCAGGCTGAAATAGCCCTGAACGTTTTCAGGCAACTGAAAATTGTTGATGCCCCAGGCTCGCCAACGTTCGGTGAATCCTGCGCACAGTGGGTTTTCGATCTCGTTGCGGCGCTGTTCGGCTCCTATGATGCCGAAACCGGTCGCAGGCACATTACAGAAGTGTTTGTGCTCATCCCCAAAAAAAACTCCAAGTCTACGCTGGCCGCCGGGATCATGATGACGGCGTTGCTGCTCAACTGGCGTCAGGCTGCCGGATACACCATCATCGCACCGACCGTAGAGGTGGCGACAAACGCCTTTAACCCGGCGCGCGACATGGTAAAGCGGGATGATGATCTGGATGACCTCTGCCAGGTTCAGACACACATCAGGACCATCACCCACAGGGGAACGGACACGACGCTGAAAGTGGTGGCCGCCGACCCCAACACCGTTTCGGGGATTAAATCTGTCGGCACGCTCATTGACGAGTTGTGGCTTTTTGGTAAGCAACATAACTCCGAAGATATGCTGCGTGAGGCAGTCGGTGGCATGGCATCACGACCGGAAGGCTTTGTGATGTACACCACCACGCAGTCTAACGAACCGCCGGCAGGTGTGTTTAAGAAGAAGTTGCAATACGCCCGTGACGTTCGCGACGGAAAGATTCACGATCCGCATTTTCTTCCGGTGATATTTGAGCATCCACCGGAAATGGTTGCCAGCGGTGAGCATCTTCTTCTGGATAACCTCGCGATGGTTAACCCCAACCTGGGTTACTCCGTAGACGAGCAGTTTCTATACCGTGAATACAACAAAGCGAAAGAGGCCGGGGAAGAAGATTTCCGTGGCTTTATGTCGAAGCACGCCAACGTTGAAATCGGTCTCGCCCTGCGCGCTGACAGATGGGCAGGGGCAGATTTCTGGAAGCAACAGGCAAGGCGCGTCACTTTTGACGATATTCTGCGCCGTTCTGAGGTGGTCACAGTTGGTATCGATGGCGGTGGTCTCGATGACCTTCTCGGCCTGGCTGTTATCGGGCGCGATCGCGAGACGCGCGAGTGGTTATGCTGGTGCCATGCATGGGCACATACCATCGCCCTGGAAAGGCGAAAGAGCGAAATTTCAAAATTAAAGGATTTTGAGAGGGCCGGTGACCTGACGATCGTTAAGCGGGTAGGCGAGGATGTCGAGCAGGTTGCAGAGTATGTCAGCCGGATTTATGAAGCCGAACTGCTGGATAAAATTGGAATAGACCCCTCTGAGGTAGGGCAAATTCTTGATGCGCTCAGTGAAGCAGGCATTCCTGATGAGGCTGTAACCGGGGTCAGCCAGGGCTGGAAACTCGGCGGCGCCATTAAGACAGCTGAGCGCAAGCTGGCTGAAGGTGTTCTGCTTCATGGCGGCCAGCCTCTGATGGCCTGGTGCGTGAGTAATGCAAGGGTTGAGCCTAAGGGTAACGCCATTCTCATTACCAAACAGGCCAGCGGGAAGGGGAAAATTGATCCCCTGATGGCCATATTCAACGCCGTTACGTTAATGGCCCTTAACCCCGAACCGGTCAAAAAAGACTACCAGGTATTTTTCGTTTAACACACACGTCAGTTAATGGCCCGCGCATGCGGGTTTTTTCATTTCTGGAGGCCAGCAAATGACGCTTAAACGCGCCTGCACCCTCATGACGGTTAAGTCGGTAAATGAGGATGAGCGGATTATCACCGGCATCGCCTCAACACCGTCTCCCGATCGTGACGGTGACATTATGGAGCCGGAGGGGGCGAAATTCCGTAGCGATACGCCGTTCCTCTGGCAGCACGACCGCTCTCAGCCTATTGGCACCTGCACGCCAAAAATGGTGAAAGAGGGGTTGCAGATAACCGCAAAACTCGTGAAACCAACCTCCGACATGCCATCACAGCTGATCGCACGTCTTGATGAAGCGTGGGCTTCTATTAAGGCGGGGCTGGTACGCGGCCTGTCGATTGGTTTCCGCCCAATTGAGTATTCCTTTCTGGATGAAGGCGGTATTCGCTTTTTGTCCTGGGACCTGCTTGAGGTCTCGGCGGTGACCATTCCGGCCAATGCCGAATGCTCCATCCAGACCGTTAAATCTTTCGACCGCCAGTTTCTCGCCGCGTCAGGCAATGAGAAACCGGTAGTGAAAACCTCTAAAACCGCTGGCGCTACAGCACCCAAAACCAAAAAAGGAAACAATACGATGAATATCGCAGAACAAATCAAGAGCTTTGAAGCGAAGCGTGCAGCGCTGGCCGCATCACTCGATGAAGTGATGTCAAAGGCGGCTGAAGAGGGACGCACCCTGGACGCTGAAGAAGAAGAGAGCTACGACAACACGTCCGCAGAAATTAAATCCGTTGACGCGCACCTCAAGCGACTGCGCGACATGGAAAGCAATCTGGCATCGACTGCAAAGCCGGTATCTAAAGCAGCCAGTGGCGAAGTCACCACCGTTAAAGCAAACGCACCGGGGATCATCCGCGTAGAGCAAAAACTCGAAAAAGGCATCGCCTTTGCCCGCTTTGCAAAATCGCTTGCCGCCGCGAACGGCAGCCGCTCCGAAGCGCTGGAAATTGCACGTAAGCAGTATCCGGATGATGCGAAACTTCACCATGTGCTGAAAGCCGCTGTTGGTGCCGGCACCACGACCGATCCTCAGTGGGCTGGTGCGCTGGTGGAGTACCAGGAATATGCACAGGATTTCGTTGAGTACCTGCGACCGCAGACCATCATCGGTCGTTTTGGTCAGGGAAATATCCCGTCCCTGCGTAAGGTGCCGTTCAACATCCGCATTCCGGCACAAACTTCCGGCGGATCTGCAAACTGGGTAGGTCAGGGTAAGGCCAAACCGCTGACCAAATTAGACTTTGAGTCCATCACGTTCAGCTTCGCCAAAGTCGCAGCCATTGCGGTCCTGACCGATGAGCTGATCCGATTCTCCAATCCGGCAGCAGATGCTCTGGTGCGTAACGCCCTTGCCGAAGCGGTCATTGCCCGTCTTGATACGGACTTCATCAGCCCATCAAAAGCTGAGGTTGCCAACGTCTCTCCGGCATCCATTACCAACGGCATTACCGCCGTCCCGTCTACCGGAAACCCGGATGACGACGCGGCTGCGGCATTTGGCGTGTTTGTTGCGGCCAACCTTCAGCCGAACGGTGCTGTCTGGCTGATGTCCAGTACTACGGCACTGGCACTGTCCATGCGCAAGAATGCGCTGGGCCAGAAGGAGTACCCGGAAATGACCCTGCTGGGCGGTACTTTCCAGGGCCTTCCAGTGATTGTGTCTCAGTACGTTGGCAACCAGCTGGTGCTGGTAAACGCACCGGATATCTACCTCGCTGATGATGGTGGCGTGGCGGTCGATATGTCCCGCGAAGCGTCTCTGGAAATGGAAAGCGATCCGGCTGGTGACAGCATTACACCAACGGGTACCGAGCTGGTTTCCATGTTCCAGACGAACAGCGTGGCTATTCGTGCCGAGCGCTGGATCAACTGGAAGCGTCGCCGTACTGCCGCAGTAGCGGTGATTTCCGGCGTCAACTACGGCGCTGGCGCAGGCAGCTAATTACCGAAGGAGGGCGGGGGGGATCCCCGCCATTAGAATGGCAAAAATCAGATATCTGCAACGCACACATGACTCTGTTACGGGAGACGTAAAGACCGTGGACGAACGGTGCGCAAGGGTGCTGGTGCTGCTCGGTAAGGCTGAATATTTCACCGAGGTAACTACCAGGGTGAGGAAGAATAAGCGTAAAGCGGAGAACGGCTAATGTGGAATCCTTTCCGAAGAAAAGAGGGGCAAGTCAAAAATCTACAGCAGCCTGTCAGCCGCGGGGGCTGGACACCTATGTTCAGTTATGTCCATGAACCCTACGCCGGGGCCTGGCAGCAGAACATGGAAATTAAGCCCAAAACGGTTCTCTCCTATTATGCTGTGTTTTCCTGCATATCTCTGATCGCAAGTGATATCGCTAAAATGCCTCCGCGCCTGATGAAGCAGGATTCAAATGGCGTCCGGAGGGAAATTAAAACCGGGAAGATAGCCGCGCTATATTCCCGGCCAAATGCCTTTCAGAACCGCATCCAGTTCTTTGAGCACTGGCTGAATTCCAAGCTGTGCGAAGGTAATGCCGTTGCGCTCAAGATCCGGAACAATCGCGGTGAAATAACTGAGCTGAGGCTGCTGGACTGGAACAAGGTCACGCCACTGGTAGCTGATGATGGCTCTGTCTTCTACCAGATCAACCCGGATAACATGGCGGGCATTGATTCAACTGTGACAGTACCGGCACGAGAGGTTATTCACGATCGTTTCAACTGTCTGTTCCATCCCCTTATTGGTCTTTCCCCGATTTATGCTGCTGGTCTGGCTGCAATGCAGGGTCACCATATTCAGGAAAGCTCAGCGTACTTTTTCCGCAATGGCGGGAAACCCAGCGGTGTTATCGAGGTTCCGGGCTCTATTACGGAAAAGAACGCCAGGAAGATCAAAGATAACTGGGACACTGGTTATACCGGGGAAAATGCGGGTAAAACCGCCATTTTGAGTAATGGTGCGAAATATGTTCCCCGGACGGTCTCAGCTGCTGATGCGCAGACTGTCGAACAGCTCCGCATGACCGCGCAGATTGTCTGTTCCGTGTTTCACGTGCCGGCTTATAAGGTTGGCATCGGTGAACTGCCGACGCATGACAATATCGAGGCACAGGATCAGCAGTATTACTCGCAGTGTCTTCAGTCACTGATTGAGTCCATCGAATTGCTGCTGGATGAAGCGTTTGAACTTGAGGGGGATACGGGAACCGAGTTTGACGTTAATGCACTGCTGCGTATGGACAGTGAACGCCGTATCAAATCCCTGGGCGAGGGGGTGAAAAATACTATCCTCACACCAAACGAAGCGAGGAAAAGTGAGAACCTGCCTCCCCTGGCTGGAGGGGACTCTCTTTACCTTCAACAGCAGAACTTCAGCCTTGAGGCGCTGGCGCGCCGTGATGCTTCGGATGATCCCTTTGGTAAAAGCAGTTCGTCACAGTCTTCAGCCTCAACGAACGAAGGAAAGGCTTTAACCGATGCTGAGCAGTCGGCAGCCAAAGCCATGATCAGAGGATTTCTTACAAAATGAACGAACGCGAACTATCCCTGATAAAGGTGCTGGGCGAGGAATTCGGTCAGGTTCTCGCTGAAATGCGTGACAGCTTCAGTAAAAACCTTCAGGCGCAGCGAGAGGAATATGAAGAAAAGCTAACCAGACTCGCAAAGCAGGTTGAAGAAATCAGCAATGCACCCGATCCCGACATCGAGAGTATGGTGAAGGCGGCCATCGCTCATTTACCAGCACCGACAGCACCAGAACTGCCGGATATTACCGCCATGGTCAGCGATGCGGTAGCTGCTATCCCGGCACCGCGCGACGGTAAAAGTGTCACGGTCGACGATGTCACACCCGTTTTACAGGAACTGGTCAGTAAGGCTGTCGCAGAGATACCTGTACCGAAAGACGGTAAAGATTTTGACCCCGCCACGCTTAAACAGGCCGTTGAACTGGCCGTCAGCGAGGCCGTGGCAGCAATCCCGGCGCCGCAGGACGGTAAAAGTGTCACAGTCGACGACGTCCAGCCGATGATTCAGGAGCTTGTTTCCTCGGCCATTCCGGAATTTCCAGATGTAAAATCGCTGGTTCGTGAGGCGGTCGTTTTGCTGCCCCCTCCGGAACCGGGGCGGGATGGTGAAGATGGCCGGGACGCCCTGTCGCTGGAGATTCTACCTTTCATTGATGAGGGGAAAAGCTACCCGCGTGGCAGCTATGCAACGCATAACGGCGGCCTGTGGCGCGCTTACGAGAAAACCCATGGCATGCGCGGCTGGGAGTGTCTTGTTGATGGCGTGGCGGGCATTGATATACAGCATTCTGAGCAGCGTAGCTTCACCCTGACTGTTAACCGCACCAGTGGCGCCAGTGAAACCAAATCCTTTGACGTGCCTGTGATGATTTATCAGGGAGTATACAAATCCGGTCAGGAATATCTGCCGGGCGACACGGTGACGTGGGGCGGTTCGCTCTGGCACTGCGACGAGAAGACGCAGGACAAGCCGGGGGAGAATGGTTCGAAAGGGTGGACACTGGCTGCCAAGCGTGGCCGCGACGGGAGGGATAAAACGTGATTGAACTTGTGACACTGGAGGAAATTAAGGATCACCTGCACATTGATCATGATGCTGACGACGGCCCGCTTAAGGAAAAAATTCAGGAAGCCAGTTCTGTGTTACTGGCTTTTATTCAGGGAAGCCGGGACAAGGTCGTTGATGAGACAGGAAAGTTAATCGAAGGTGAAGCGCTAAGCCGGATGAAAGGGTCAACCATGCGCCTGGTAGGTATGCTTTACCGAAATCCAGATGGGGCAGAAAAAGAAGATTTACTTCATGGCGAGCTTCCTTTCTCTGTAACTTGCTTGATTTATGACCTGCGGTGTCCAACTATTCTCTGAGGTGCAAAATGGCAATATCAGCGGGAAGACTAATACAGGTCATTGTGATACAAAACCCCGTACATATTCGTGACAATTCAGGTCAGCCAGTTGAAATATGGGCAGATGTTGAAACCATCCGCGCAGATATAAGGGGCCGGAGCGGAAGAGAATTAATGGCTGCCGGTGCCGAAATTGCTCAGGCTGACGTCAGGGTATGGGTTCGGGGGAAATCTGGAGAAACAATAACCGCGGCATCCAGGCTGAAGGTTCAAAGTGGACCATACAGAGGCAAAACGCTCAACGTAATAGCTCCTCCTGTCCCTGATGAAAAGGGCGAACGCCTGGAGATATTGTGCAAGTTGGGGATTGAAAAATGATAGAGGCAAGCCTTGATTTTTCCGGTCTGAGTGACATTGCAAAAGACCTGGAGGCGCTGAGCCGCGCGGAAAACAACAAGGTTCTGCGTGATGCCACGCGCGCCGGGGCAGAAGTGCTCAAGGAAGAAGTGATCGCACGCGCTCCTGAGAGAACCGGAAAACTGAAGAAAAACGTGGTCGTTTTGACTCAGCGCTCACGACGCCGCGGTGAAATTACTTCCGGCGTACATATCCGTGGTCGCAACATGCGAACCGGTAATAGCGACAACACCATGAAAGCCAGCGATCCGCGAAATGCGTTTTACTGGCGGTTTGTTGAGATGGGGACAGTAAATATGCCGCCTCATCCGTTTGTGCGCCCTGCGTTCGATGTACGCCAGGAGCAGGCCACAGAGGTCGCGATCAGGCGCATGAACCAGGCCATTGATGAGGCGTTAAGCAAATGACGGAAGATGATCTCTATCCACTGCTAGCGCCGCTGGCTGGAGGGCAGGTTTATCCCTACGTTGCCCCCCTCGGCAGTGACGGGAAGCCTTCAGTCTCGCCGCCCTGGGTAATTTTCTCGATTATTACCGACGTGGCCGCAGACGTTCTCTGCGGCCAGGCAGAGTCATCTGTTTCGGTGCAGGTCGATGTCTATTCCAGCAGCATCACTGAGGCGCGCACGATCAGGAATATGGCGCTGGATGCTTTGCAGGTACTGAGGCCTGCAAATGTTGTTAAAACGCCAGCTTATGAGCCTGATCTGCGCTATCACCGGGCCACGCTCGAATTTCAGGTCACCGTCTGACCAGACCTAAACCATACCACCCGCTCCGGCGGTTTTTTTTATTTCAGGAGACAGTTATGTCCTCACTTTATGAAAAATCACAGGGCACGAAGATTCAGATCACTTCTGCCCCGGCAACGCCAGAAACGGTCGGTTCAGCAACGTATCTGGATTTGCAGTGCACCATTAAAGAGGTGCAATTCACTGGTGGCCAGAAACAGGATATCGACGTCACAACGCTGTGTTCTACAGAACAGGAAAATATTAACGGCTTGGGCGCTCAGTCAGAAATCTCACTGTCGGGTAACTTTTACTCTAACCCTGCACAGGATGCCCTGCGTGAAGCATATGACAACGACACCACCTATGGCTTCAAAATCATTTTCCCTTCCGGGATCGGCTTCCAGTTCCTGGCTGAAGTTCGCCAGCACACTTGGTCTTCAGGGACAAACAGCGTAGTGTCTGCAACGTTCTCGCTACGTCTGAAAGGTAAGCCAACGAAAATTGATAACGCGCTGCGCCTTACCACCGATCTGCCTGATACCAAATCCGTAACATCTGGATCAGCTTTATCACTGACGGTAGTGGCAGCGGGAGGAACCACACCTTATTCCTACGTATGGAAGAAGGGCGGTAGCGCAGTTAGTGGGCAGACGACTGCAACGTTCAACAAGTCAAACACTGCCGCAGGTGATGCCGGTGATTATGTTTGTGAGGTTACTGACGCCTCCACGCCTGCCGGAAAAGTTACCTCATCAACCTGCACAGTAACGGTGGCATAACTCATCTTCTTTAATCAGGGATAAAAAATGGCTAAGAGTCTTAAAGAACTGGCACTGTCCAGAGCGTCAGCATTTCGTCATACTGATGTTACTGTTCCGGAATGGGATGGTGTGAAGGTTGTCCTTCGGGAACCATCAGCAGAAGCATGGTTGCACTGGCAGGACGTGATTAAACCTGGTGATACTGATGGTGAGTTGTCTGTGTCAGAACGTGCGAACCGCAATCTCCGCGCAGATGTCACACTGTTTATTGATGTTTTGTTTGACGAACAGGGTGAACCGGTATTCAGCAAAAATGATTTTGCCGATGTTGAAGCGGTGTATGGCCCTGTTCATGCGCGGTTGCTGCGCCAGGCTCTTAATCTGACCACTGACCCGAAGGAAGCTGAGGGAAAGTAGCACAGCCCGGCATGCGGTTTCTGATGTCGCTTGCGCTCCGCATGGGGCGCACGCTATCAGAGCTTCGGGATACCATGTCTGCCAGTGAGCTCAGGCTCTGGGCTGAATTTGATAAACACAGCCCAATAGGTGATATCCGGGGAGATATTCAGGCGGCGCAGATTGCAACGGCTGTGTTCAATTCCCAAGGTGCAAAAGCCACGATGAGCGACATGCTGCTGCGCTGGCAGCGTGATCCTGATGAAGAAGGTGCAGACCCGTTTGCCGGGCTAGAGGCGGCGCTTACAGCTGCGACGCAAGCTTCTTAATTACGAGTTTTGTTGTTTCGTTTATCCCTGATACCATTCTGGGAAAATAACCAAGTGAGGAAGGGATATGAAATATATAATCTATATTATGCTTCTTTTAGTGGGAGGGAGCACATGGGCTAATGGCAATTTTGACGCTCCGGCAGGATTGCAATGGGGGGAAAAAGGAAAGTCTCTAATACAAAAATATCAAGCAGTAAAGGTTGATGTAGATAGTCCATTAGAGCTTTACGAAATCAAAAAACCACCTATTCTTCCTGATAGCATTAGTGAGATATACGGAACAGTTGATAAAAATTACGGACTTGTACGAGTCATTTTAATAAAAGTCATTCATAACGACGCATTCGGTCATGAAGGTATCGAATCATATAAAAGATACAAAAAGATACTAAGTGATAAATATGGTAAGCCAGAAAGTTATGAATACTCTGGTCGACTGGTTTATAAAAATAAAAGTGAGTTTTATGAGTGCCTGGCTTATGAGGGATGTGGTGGTTATTCATCTTTCTTTTCGCCAAGTAACGATGGTGGTTTATATATGATGCTTAAAGGTTATCGAAGAGGAGAGGGAGAATTAATGATTATATATGAATCAAAAGAATTTAATAAGGCACAAAAAGAAATAGAGTCTATTTCAGAAGAGAAAGATAAAGCCGCTCTTTGAATATAAGTTAGATAACTTTATAAAAACCCCGCCCAGCGGGGTTTAATTTTTTAGAGGCGAAGAATGGCAACACTCCGCGAACTCATCATTAAAATTTCCGCAAATTCACAGTCCTTTCAGTCAGAAATTTCCCGAGCTTCACGTATGGGTAATGATTATTATCGGGTAATGCAGACTGGGGGGCGTCAGGCGGCGGCTGCGTCGCGTGAGACTCAGCGTGCGCTGGCGGAGGTAACTAATCAGATAAATACTGCGAAATCGTCGGCTTTAGGGATGGCAGGTGCATTCGCAGGAGCATTTGCCACTGGTCATCTGATCTCACTGGCTGATGAATGGAGTTCTGTTAACGCCCGTCTTAAGCAGGCTTCTCAGTCATCTGATGATTTTACGGAATCTCAGCGTGCGCTGATGGATATCAGTCAACGAACCGGCACCGCCTTCTCTGATAATGCGAGCCTGTTTGCGCGTTCCGCTGCATCAATGCGTGAATATGGTTACAGCTCACAGCAAGTGCTGGACGTTACCGAAGCCATTTCTACTGGGCTGAAGCTTTCCGGGGCCAGCACGGCAGAAGCAAGCTCTGTAATCACCCAGTTTAGTCAGGCGTTAGCACAGGGCGTGCTGCGCGGCGAGGAGTTCAATTCTGTTAACGAAAACGGAGATCGGGTTATCCGTGCTCTTGCCGCAGGGATGGGCGTAGCTCGTAAAGATATGAAGGCAATGGCCGATCAAGGTCTGCTAACTGCTGATAAAGTTGTCCCGGCACTGATCAGCCAGCTTGGCACAATGCGTGGTGAATTCGAGGCAATGCCGCAGACCGTTTCAGCCGCAACGACAGAAATTGAAAATGCCTTTATGGCCTGGGTTGGCGGAGCAAATGAAGCCACCGGAGCGACAGCTACTCTGGTCAGCGTGATGAATGGAGTGGCTGACAATATTGATACAGTTGCGGCTGCAGCGGGTGTTTTAGCTTCTATCGGTGGTGCCCGGTATTTGGGCGGTAAGTTGAGCGATCTCGGCAGCGAAACAGCTAACCTGATTGACGCTCGTAAAAATGAAATTGCCCTGGCAGCTGCTCGCGCAGAATCAGCCACCCAGTCGCAAAGAAAAGCGGCTGCTGATGCTCTTGCCGCTGAGCGTGCCTATCAACTCGCCCAGTCAGAACTGGCTCTGGCCAAAAATACCAATGCTGAAGCGCTGGCAACGCAAAATGCTATTGCGAAGCGCCAAGCGATGATTGCAGCGAATGCCGCGTTGGTGCAGTCAAACCGTGCTGTAGCAACTTCTCAGGAAGCGCTCAACAAAATGACATCGGCTATGAATTTGGTTAAAGCCGGTGCATCTGGGCTGCTATCCCTTGTGGGTGGTATTCCTGGAATTCTGATGCTTGGTGCGGGTGCCTGGTACGCCATGTATCAAAAACAGGAGCAAGCGCGCGAATCTGCTATTCAGTACGCATCAACTTTGGACGAAGTAGTAGAAAAGTCGAAACAGATGAGTCCGGCACAAATTAATGGTGCTATCGCTGATGCCGGAGACTCAATTGATGCTTTAAAACGGAAATTAAATGATTTAAGAGATCAGCAAGACAGTGCAAGTGCGTCAATTAAGCAATATACGGATCTAGCCAAGCAGTTCGGCGTAGAGAATGACACTAATAATGGTTATGTCATTAATGCGATAAAATACCAGCGCGAATACGATAAAATTTCCAGGGATATAGCAGAAACCACTTCAAGGTTAAATCAGACAATATCAAATCAAAATAAGCTTCAGGGAGAAGCTATAAATAAAACCGTTGAAATGGTCGGGGCGGTTGGCTCTCTGACGGAAATGTATGATCGTCTGAACAAAGTAACCAAACAGTTTACACCAGTATCACCGCCAAAATATGCAGGTCCAGTCCTTCCAGCGCTTGATACAAAGCAGCAGCAGGCTATGGTTAAAGCGGAGCGTAAAGCTATACTTGATAGTCTGCAGGGACTGAAAAAGGTACGGCAACAGGCAACATATGAAGCTGATGACCTTAATCTTCCTGCCGGGCAATATGAAAAATATATAAATCTTGCAGTGGAGGGAGAGAGAAAACTTCAGCAGCTCCGTGATAAGAATAAAAAAACGCGTGGTAAATCGGAAGCTGAAAAAACAGCTGATACTTATGACAAGCTGATCAAGCAGCAGAAAGAGCAGATCGCGATGGCAGGTCAAAATACCGAACTGGCAAAACTGAAATACCAGGTGAGCCAGGGCGAACTGGCGACGCTTACAGAGTCCCAGAAGCAGACCCTGTTGCAGAATGCTGCGCTCATTGATCAGCAAAAAATACGTGAGCAACTTCGAAATTACGAGGCGAATCTTGCAGACAGTAACGCCAGCTCCCGCGCAGCGAACGAGGCTCAACTAATCGGCTACGGTCAGGGTTCTCGGTTTCGCGAAAGGCTTCAGGAACAATTCAATATCCGTAAGGAATTTGAAGAGAAGAATACTGATCTGCTTCGGCAACGGCAAACTGGTGAAATAGACGAAGCTTTCTACCAAGAAGCCCTGGCTTTAAATAAACGTTATCTCGATGAGCGCCTGCGCGATCAGCAAGGTTTCTATGCTGCTTCTGATGCTCAGAGAAGTGACTGGGCGGATGGCATGCGTGAAGGATTCGCTAACTGGGCTGACACCGCCTCGGACTATGCCTCTCAGTCTGCTGACCTGGTAAACAATGCCATGACCGGACTGGTGGGAAATATTTCTGATGCGCTGGCCGGTAATAAGGTCGACTGGGAGGACTGGGCCAGTTCTGTGCTTCAGTCTATGCAGAAAATTATCCTCAATGCGATGCTGGTGGATTCTTTGCGCTCAACCAGTAACAGCGGTTTTTTCAGTTCAATCGGCGGTATGTTTGGGGCGGGCGCAGGCGCTGTATCTGGCAGTACTCCGTCCGGCGCTTACAACTCAGCAGCGTCAGGACTTCAACTTAACGCAAAAGGTGGCGCCTATGCTTCTGCAAGCCTCAGCGTATACAGTAACAGCATCGTCAGTTCGCCTACCTATTTTGCCTTCGCCAAAGGCGCAGGCTTGATGGGGGAAGCTGGGCCGGAAGCTATTATGCCGTTAACCCGCTCCGCTGACGGATCGTTAGGAGTTCGTGTGGTTGGTTCACAGTCTCCGGCAGCCGGAAATGGCATCACTCAGCACATCACCCAGCATTTCACCATATCCGGTAATGGTGATGCAGCACTGAAACAGGCAATGCAGGAAGCAGCCCGGCAGGGGGCGAACGATGGCGCTAAACAGGCGCGTCAGGATTTGCTTCAGGATTTTTCTAATCGAGGGCAGGCGCGTCGTTTGTTAGGCGTGTGATGGACTGCATCATTAATTTAATTAGCCGAAAGGCAGGAGACAGTTATGACTTTAGAGAAACGTGTTGAAGAATTGGAAATGTCGATTTTGCATACGCGGCAGGCAATCAATGAGATTAACTGCGCGATTGATGAACTCAGTGTTTCTGTTCGTCAACAACTGAAAGTTAATGATAAGGGACTTCAGGAACGGGACGACAAAGTTACATTGGCGGATGGCGGCATTACTGTTCATCTTAAAGAGGGAGGGGTTATTGTTATTAACCGTTTTAGTGCCCCTGTAAGTGAACCAGATAAATTACGCCAGGCAATGGAGATAGCCGCAACTACTGGTGCGGAGGCGGCTATGGAACAAATACATCAAGACTTTATTTCTCGTGGACCGCTACGCCGATTACTTGGCTGAGGCGGAATATAATCCATTGAGGTACTGATTTACTTCTTTTTCAATATCTACGAGAGTGCGATTCTTCGCATCCTTAATGAACATATGATGGGTGATGCTTTCTTCGTGCTCACCATAAACGGTAACTCTGACATTTGGAGTGCCGGCTTCTGGCTCGTAATCACCTGGCATTCCAATGTGTAGTAGTTGCACTTTAGACAAGTAAAACTTCATCTTATTTCCTTATCAAGAGGTAATCAGCCATCCCTCTTTTCCTGAGTGCGCCAGTGTCCCACCACTGGCGGGCTGAACCACACACTTTAACCAGGGTTAATGCCCCGTAACACCCTGACAAATGATCAGTATCGCCATTGCGCGTATTTCTCCAGGAGTATTTATGGCTGTACTTGAATGGCCGGAAGATGTCTGTCCGGCGTCTTTGACGTGGCGACCAGAAAGCAATACCAAAACTTTTCGTTCCCCCTTCAATGGCTCATCGCAGACAGCTCGCTTCCCCGGCACCCGCTGGGTATGTTCCCTGACCTTTAATAACCTGACAGATGAAAAATCCAGGCGCATTGATGCTCTGGTGGCTTCCCTCGATGGCGAGTATGGCAGGGTAAAAGTTCGCGACTGGGGGAGAAGTGGTAGAACACCTGCTGGAGCGCCTGTTATTGATGGCGCTAACCAGACCGGAACCCAGATCCAGAGTAAGGGCTGGACGCCGGGAGCAGTGGTGCTCAGACAGGGCGATTATTTCACTGTTAATGACGAGCTGAAGATGGTTACGGCCGACGTGACGAGCGCAGCGAACGGTACCGCAATGATTGTATTTGCCCCGATGTTGCGCAGTTCGCCGCCTGCTAATGCAGCCATTGAAGTCGCGAAACCCTACGGCATTTTCAAACTGAAGGATAACCAGCAGGGTGCCGGTAACCGAGTGCCGGGTGTTTTTACCAGTTACACGCTGGAGCTTGAGGAGGCATTTTAATGCTGTATTCCCCATTTTCTGATTCGATGGTGGATTGGTTATCCCGCGACAGGGTGACGGCCGCGATCGCCGCCAATATTCAGTTTGAATCCGGTACCGTCTATGTGCATTCCGGTACCGGGACACTGGTTCTTGGTGGTTATGTCTATTACGGCATGGGCCGTATGGGTTCTGTTGATGATGCCAGTGAAACCAGCACGACCAGCCCCACGCCGGTCAAAATGACCCTCTCAGGCCTGGATATGGCCCTCTTTGCCACCACGCTGAATGAGCGATGTGTGGGCAGAAATGCCGAAATCTATCTGGTGGCCATGGATGATAACGGTGTTGTCCAGGTTGCCGATCTCCTGTTTAAAGGGCGGGTATCCAGTACGGGGGCGACCGCTGGCGGTAAGAACGCCCTGCAGTACACCATCAGTAATATTTTTGAAGACTGGCAGCGTCCTTTCCATGATCGCTATACCGATGAATCGCAGCAGGCCGCTTATCCCGGCGACCGTATATTCCGGTATGTGGCGCAGATGGCTGAACGATCGATTTATTGGGGCAGTAAAAAAGATGCACCAGGATTTACCTATAAGTGAGGAAGCATGAAGCATCCGGACTGGCATAACAGATTAATTACCGTAATAAGGGCCGCTGAAAAGCGGCCTTTTTTATGGGGCAGCCATGACTGCTGCCTGTTCGCGGCGGACTGCGCTCAGGCCATGTGCGGCGAGGATTTTGCTGCAGGCTGGCGCGGAACCTACGACAGTGAGCGTGGGGCGAAAAAGGCGATATTGCGCGGCGGAGGTTCGCTTGAAAAAGTGCTGGCCCGTTATCTTGACGAAGTGCCGGTTAAACTGGCGCAGCGTGGGGATATTGCCGTGGTTGAAAATGCCGGGGCGCGATGTGCCGGAGTGGTGTATTCCGGCGTTGTGTGGGTGCCTGGCGAAAATGGTCTTGTCAGTCTGCGGGTTAAACCGTTGAGTGTCTGGAGGGTACGTTAATGCCTGCTGCTGTTCCTATTGTTGCCACCATTGCCGCAGGTGTGGCGGCGGCAAATGAAATGTATGCCATTGCGATGGTTATCACCGTCGCCGCACAGATTGCCACTCAGGCGCTGACCAAGACCCCGTCGCTGAATTCCTACCGTGATACGTCTGAACGCAAACAGGTTCTGCGCGCTGCGGCCAGTGCCAAAACCGTTGTTTACGGTCGCTCAACGTCGGCGGGCACTTTGTTCTTTTCCGAAGAGCAGTCTGGCGAACAGGATGATGGCGAAATGCTGCATCTGGCCATTGCCCTGGCGGGACACCCGTTATCAGGTGTACAGACTGTCTGGTTGGGTGACGAACCGATCAGTAGCTATCCTGAGCATGCCTTTTTCGAGGTGCACACCAACCGACAGACGGCGGACCCTTACATGCTGGAAAACTGCCCGTCATGGAAAGAAGATATGATCGGGAAAGGGATCACCTGGCTGCGCGTATCCCTGAAATTCAATGCCGAAAAATTCCCGGCAGGTATCCCTAACATCAAGGTAGAAAAGCAGGGGCGGGCTATTTATGACCCGCGTACCGGGTTAACGGGTTACAGCAATAATGCGGCGCTGGTTATCCTGGATTATTATCGCAATTACCTGAAAGTTCCTGACACCGATATTCTCTGGGACCAGTTTAAAGAAGCGGCGAATATCTGTGATGAGGATGTGATTACTGGCGGTAATACTGTTGAGAAGCGCTATACCATCAACGGTGAGTTCGATCTCAGTGAAAACAAAGTCAGTATTCTGGAAGGGATGCTGGCAGCGTGCGCCGGGGATGTAACGTATACAGCTGGCAAACATGGCCTTCTGGTCGGGGCGTATTACGGACCAGCTACCGAAGTGATCACTGAAAGCCAGTTGGCCGGTGATATCGAAATCATGCCGGAAGTCTCTCAGGCGGAACGTGTTAACACCATCAAGGGGACGTTTGTTGATCCGCAACAGGGGTACACCGAAGCGGATTTCCCCTCTGTGTCTGTCGGTGAATGGGTGACGGAAGACGGAGTAGAAATATCGCAGGATATGAAGCTGCGATTTGTGACCTCTGAATTTCAGGCCCAGCGTCTGGCAGACGTGAAGTTAAAGCGCACTCGCATCGCCAGGACGATGAACGTAACGTTAAATCTGAGTGGGTACCGTTATCGCCCTGGAATGTATGTGAAGGTGAATTTCCCGTCTATCGGTATCGTGAATGTTGAGATGCGGGTAACTGACTGGAAGTTCGGCGTTCAGAATGGCGTCCAACTGACACTGAAGCAGGAAACAGCAGATGTCTGGGGCGATGTCATCGGTAAACCGATCGAGCGGCCACCGTTTACTCAGTTGCCATCAGGCGGCGTGGCGCAGCCGCAGAACCTGAAATACACCGTGGAGGAAATTGGTCAGGTCGTACAGGGGATTTTGTCATGGCAGAACATCGGACAGGTGGTCTACAACAAAGTGATCATTCGTCGCAATGGCCAGATGGTCATGTCCGTCCAGGTCCCCGGGACGTTCACGCGTCTTAACGGATTACCAAAAGATACCTATACCGCTCATGTTATTGCTGTTAACCAGATGGGGGCAGAATCGCCGGAAGGTTATCTGGAGTTCAGCATTGAAGCGCCTCCGCCGCCATCGCACGTCGATATTGAGCAAGGGTTCTTTGCAGTCACGATGATCCCCAGACTTGCGGCCATAACCAACGTTTCCACGCAGTTTGATTTCTGGACGTCAGGGGAGGCAAAACTCCCCGATACATCCACTTCAACTGTTGAGGGAAATGCCAGCAGAGAGGGAGTTGGTACCACATGGACCAGCAATCAGTTACAGGCAGGTCACACCTATTACTGGTACATCAGGACGATTAACGCTTTCGGTGCATCAGCATTCGTTGAAGTGCCGGCATTATGCTCGATGGATACCGGTGAATTGATGGACCTTATTGATGACGGCATCCAAAAATCTGATGCATTCCAGAATGTTAAAGATGGGGTCGATACCAACCTCGAAGGAATTATGGAAAATTCGCTGGCGAACCACGGTACTGTTGAGCACCAGTATCAGCAGTACGGTGAGGTACGTGCCGATATCCTGGTCGTGAAAACCACGGTAGCGACTGCTGAGCAGGGACTTGCTGACCTGTCCACATATGTTCAGGCGCAGATTGGCCCTGAAGGTAGCCTTACATCAGCCGTTAACCAGAAGATGACAGCTGAGGTAAATAGTGATGGGACTGCAAAAGCCTCTTACACACTCAATATGGGGATTGTCAGGAACGGTGTGAAATATAACACCGGATTCGGCATGTCTATCGAGCCATCGGGGAATAGCTATAAATCTACCGTTGTATTTGCCGCGGATCAGTTCGGCATTTATTCCGGTAATAACCCCGGCAACTGGCAGGCTGCATTCTTCGTCTATAACGGACAGGTATTTATTCGTAGCGCATTAATTCAGGAAGCATCCATCGATTTTGCGAAAATTACCGATTCACTTCAGTCTGCAAACTTTATCCCCGGTGGTGGTGGACGCGGATGGAATTTACCAAAATCTGGTAGCCCAGAATTCCATGGGAAACTCTATGCCGACAGCGGTGAATTTGCATTTAACGGAGTGAATAACGTTACTCGCATTGACGGCAATGGGATCACAGTAAATCTCTCAGGAGGTGGTCGTGTTGTTGTTGGACGATGGACATAAGGTGAAATATGCCGGAAGGAATACTGATAGATTATAACGATGGCCGTCCTGCGATGGCGATTACAGCGGGGCTCCGTGCCCCGTCATTCTGCACAAGTTTTGCTGGTTACGGTACGGGGGCAAACCAGTTTCAGGTTAATACTCCATTAACGTCAGGCTCCACAGTTTTTGTTTTACCGACACGTCCGGTTGACGTTCAGGAGTTCGCAGACAATCAGACATGGATAGTTTTACCGATATATATGACATCCGTTACGAGAAACGGAGACAACGGTGTGACTGTTAACGGTACAAACAGGGGAAACTACCAGCGAATACCAAACTGGGCAGGAACTGTATTTGAAATTCTCCCTGCTGCTACTTACAACGAAGGACTTCTCGTTTCCAACTCTACTGATTTCACTGCAATTTCGAATCAGGCAAGATTAATGACATGTGCTTATGTTGGCACGGTGACAGTCAACGGCTCGATGGCGCTTCCCGTATCAGGAATACCATTCGGGAAGTGGGATAACAATAATGTGTCTGTAGGATTTGACGGAGCAAATATTATTGTAAGAGACATCAATTACTCAGGACGGGATGATGTTTCCGCATCTGTAACAATGGAACTGGTAATTTTCAATAATACCGCGCCTGTAGCCGGTGATGGCATTACCATGACTAATTCGGCTGGGCAGGTGACGTTTTCAACAGTGAAGCGGCCATTTGTGTATGACCAGCAACTAACGGTAACAGACAATAATCAATACATAGGTGATAAATATTGTCAGATTGTATTCACTGGCGCTCAGTCAAGACGAGTGGATGGATATTTTAATATAAGGAAAAAGGGTGTGGTAATGTCAGGTGGAAACATCCGGTCAGCGTATAACCAGGTTGTTGGTAATTACAATGACAACAGATTTGATATGACATTTAATCAAAATATCAATATGCCAATTCTTGTCCTTCCGGATATGTATTGAGGAAATATTCATGTCAGCAGGAACCTTAACTCTTACCAATGACACAGATGCTGTTACTGGCAGCGGCACAGCGTTTACAGCAGAACTTGCTGCTGGCGATTTTATTGTCGTAACTGTCGGCGGCATCCCTTATACACTTCCGGTTAAAGCAGTAAATAACAATACATCACTGAAGCTGGTTAGTGTTTACACAGGCCCGACACAATCCGGCGCTGCGTGGTCTGCCGTGCCTCGTGTTGCTTTGAACATGGTCACGGCTGCTTTGGTGGCTCAAAGCGCTGAGGCATTGCGAGGACTGAATTACGATAAGCAGAACTGGCAAAGCATTTTTAGTGGAACCGGCAACATAACAGTCAAGTTACCTGATGGTTCTGCGTGGAACGGCCCTGCGTGGAATGGCATTACGACAGAACTAAATAAAAAGGCCAACGCCAGTGATCTCGGTTCTGCTGCTTCGAAAAACACTGGGTTAAATTCCGGTGACATAATGACGGTTGGGTCTTTTGGTATTGGTGCCAAAGATGGTGCCTATGCATTTGAAGTCAATGACTTTGGTGCAGTTCAGGTCGCAATGTCAGGTAGCGGACTCAGGACATATCGAAATAATGGTTTTCTTGGCGACGGTGATCAAAGTATTGCGCAATACAGCCCGACCATATGGGTTGGGACCGGGGATACCTGGGCATCATTATCGTTGCCGTATAGCCCTGCGGGGAAAATTGCGGTGGCATCAGGTAGTGAGTCTGCGGGCCGTATGGTAGTGAGGTTGCTATGGGATAATAGCAACACTGTCGTTGATGGTAATGGATTTATTAAACAGGCATCGCCGGTTGTCAGAATTTTCTCTGATGGAGGTTATGAAACGAATGATGAATCAGAAGGTGTGGTCGTAACCAGGATACAGACTGGCGAGTACCTTATCGAGGGGTGCACTGGCCTTAATGCAGATGCAGCATGGGGAGGGATTGACGGTGGATTTGAGATCCCCGTAGACCGAAATAAACTTGCTCGCATCTGGATCGATTATGAGGTCAATGCTGACGGTTCGGTACTGGTCAGAACGTATCACCGGGTTCATCCCTCAGCACCTCCGTTTGCTCAGAACAGAATAGGTAATACTGATATTAGCGGCATGTTTACTGAAACTGTTGCTGATGGTGAACCAGTCGACATTCCTGCAGATTCTTTTGTGTCTGTACGTGTGGAAATGCCGGAAAACAGCATCTGGAATAAGAAACAAGAGGCTACTCGTATCGCTATGGAGGAAACCAGGATGAAAGAAGGGCGGACAGATGGTAATAATGTGTAGCGATTATTTATGATGTGGGGCTGTCGACGCTGTACAGAAAGTTCCCGGCCTCTAAACTGGCTTAAATATGCGCATATGGCAATACCACCAGAAAATTTACAAAACCCATAATTTGAATTGAGAGAGAAACTTACAAACGAAGAGATGAATAATTAAACAGCCGTAGCGACTCCTGTATCTTGCGCGTATATTCAAATGAAACTACTGTATATAAAAACAGTATTTGGGTATGGATTATGGAATTTTTCAGACCTACAGAGTTGCGCGAAATTATTTATCTGCCATTTTTCAGTTATTTAGTACCGTGTGGCTTCCCAAGTCCCGCGGCAGACTACATTGAGCAGCGTATCGATCTTAATGAGTTGCTCGTTTCTCATCCCAGCTCAACGTATTTTGTCAAAGCAACGGGTGATTCAATGATTGATGCAGGCATCAACGACGGTGATCTGCTGGTGGTGGATAGCTCACGAACTGCTGAACACGGCGATATTGTTATTGCAGCCGTGGATGGGGAGTTTACTGTTAAACGCCTGCAGCTGCGACCTACAGTTCAGCTCAATCCGATGAACAGCGCTTATTCGCCGATCATCGTCGGCAGCGAAGACACGCTGGACGTATTCGGCGTCGTTACTTTCATCGTTAAAGCAGCGAGCTGAGTATGTTCGCACTTTGCGATGTTAATTCGTTTTACGCCAGTTGTGAAACTGTATTCAGACCAGATTTGAGGGGGCGTCCGGTTGTCGTACTGTCGAACAATGATGGTTGTGTGATTGCGCGCAGCACCGAGGCGAAGCAACTCGGTATCGCAATGGGTGAGCCATACTTCAAACAGAAAGAACGCTTCCAGCAATTTGGTGTTGTTTGCTTCAGCAGTAATTATGAGCTTTACGCTGATATGTCGAACCGGGTAATGACCACACTCGAGGAGATGTCGCCGCGGGTAGAAATTTACAGCATTGATGAGGCTTTTTGTGATCTGACGGGGATACGAAGCTGCCGGGATCTGACAGATTTCGGGCGCGAGATAAGAGCGACGGTCCTGAAGCGCACGCACCTGACTGTTGGCGTAGGCATTGCCCAGACGAAAACCCTTGCCAAGCTGGCTAACCATGCTGCGAAAAAGTGGCAGCGCCAGACAGGCGGGGTGGTTGACCTGTCGAACATTGACCGCCAGCGTCGGCTGCTGGCACTGATACCCGTAGAGGATGTGTGGGGTGTCGGCAGGCGCATCAGTAAGAAGCTCAATGCCCTGGGCATCAAAACTGCTCTCGAACTCTCTGAACAAAGTACCTGGTTCATCAGGAAACACTTCAATATCGTGCTGGAGCGTACCGTGAGAGAGCTTCGCGGAGAGCCATGTCTGGAGCTTGAAGAATTTGCGCCGGCAAAGCAGGAAATCGTTTGTAGCCGCTCCTTCGGCGAGCGGGTCACAGATTATGAGGATATGCGCCAGGCCATTTGCAGTTATGCTGCCCGTGGTGCTGAAAAACTACGTGGTGAGCACCAGTACTGCCGTTTCATTTCAACATTCGTCAAAACTTCCCCATTTGCCCTGAACGAGCCCTACTATGGGAACAGCGCCGCAGTGAAGGTTCTCACCCCCACGCAGGATTCACGCGACATTATCAATACGGCTGTGAAGTGCCTGGATAAAATCTGGCGCGACGGCCATCGCTACCAGAAGGCGGGGGTGATGCTGGGTGACTTCTTCAGTCATGGCGTAGCGCAACTCAACCTTTTCGACGATAACGCGCCGCGCGCCGATAGTGCGAAGTTGATGGAAGTACTGGACCATCTTAATGCAAAAGACGGGAAGGGGACGCTGTACTTCGCCGGGGAGGGCATTCAGCAACAGTGGGCGATGAAGAGAGAAATGCTTTCGCCTCGGTACACTACCAGGTACTCTGATCTACTGCTTGTCAAGTAG